TGCATAATTAAGTCATTACTCCGCCCACGGGAGATATGTTAATCGAGAACCGATATTAGCATTGGAATTACCAACCCCACTATGGGAACCAAGACCGAATAGACCCGCCGTGCCGCCATGGTCAGAGCCACCACCGATTAACAAACAGTGTTCTGAAGTATCAGTATTATCCCAATTATAGTCACACCAGTATGTAGTTTCTGAACCACCTGAAACAGACATAGAAAAGAAATCACATGCAGGAGTGGCTTTAATTTCAGTTTTATAACCAGAATTTACATTATCAACGCTACACAAAGGTTTATAACTATTATTTTTGTTAGTAGCAAATTGATCAGGTTTTACAGATTTATACCAAGTACGATAAGGAGTTTCATATTTACTAATGATATCATCTGTGTGTTTCCATATATGACCGAATGGATTTTCAATTCCTCTATATCTATTACATTTACGTGTAATAGTAGAAGTATTAGCTCCAGATGAATCAGTCTATTGTATAGTTACTGTAACTTCACCAGAACCACTACCTAGACTATCAGAACTTCCTGTTGGTATAAACGACCAAGTTTGAGCTCCGTTGATAGTTGCTGTTCCTGTAGTACAACCTGAACCTAATCCACCTTGTCTAAATCCCTCAGGAGTTAGTGCAGTATTAACAGCTTTTTGTGAATTTCTAGTAGCATATTCCACTAAGAACAAATGACATATAGCTCTATGTTCTTCATATGTATAAAGATTCCATTTAGCTTCTCCGTCAAATCCATTAGCTCTAGCCCAAGTTCTGCCATTAGTTCTGGTAAAATTAACAGTAGGGACAACACTTCTCATGCTTACTAATCTACCTTTATTATCAAAATTGAATGCTTCATATGCACTAACATATGCTTCTTTATGGTGATGCCATCCTGGTTTAGCATGAGGACATATTTTTAAATTATGTGTTTTTGCACTTGGAGTATAATCATCAGTATACCAAAATTCTGGTATCTTAATCATAACGTTTACTGTAGATGCTACCTATCCTGCTTCACCATTATTTACGTGTCCATACATTGCTTCAGAAAAATTTTCCTTCATAGGAACAAACTGTTCTTTATACAATGGTTGAGTCTAAAAAGCAAATGGCTTCATCATACTCTATATAGGCAACGATCTATGCATATCCATGTTACCAATACGAGTACAATCTGGATTAGAAGATGTTTCTGACCAAGATACACCGTACCAATCAAATTCCTCTAAATTCTAAGATGTTACATTGAATGTAATATGTCTACTTACTACATTACTAGGCAATGAACTAACAACACTAAATTGAACATTTGGAGATTGAGGTTCTCCATGTATAACTCCATATATTTTGAAATTACTATTTTCAGGTTGATATATGTATATGTTCATTCCAGATTCTGTAGTTTCTATATACCATTTAGTCAAATCATAAAATGTTTTAATTCCAGTATGTACTTTTCCACTAATGAGCTAAAGATCGGTAAATTTTGGAGAATAAGCATTTATTAATAACTAGTAAACATAAATGTAGCCATCATAATATTCAACAATTTTATAACTATTAGGGAAATACTTATGATTAACCTATATCTTTAAATAATTTTTAGTAGTTGACGATATATATAATGTATGTTCAATATCTTTAACATCAACACCATCTACCATATCTGCATTCAGATTTGGACACATAGTTGTAGATTTAACAGATATAGGAGCATTACCGGTAGATACACTAGATGTGTATTTATTTGCATAAACTGCATCAGTAGTTACCCTAAAACCTATCTAATCATTATTATCTACAATTCCAAATCCGTAACTTTCTGTACCAGAACCTCTAATATTACCTATATACCAAAATGTATCATACCAATTGAATCTCAAACCATTAATGATATCAGCGTTGGCATGCATACCAAAACCTTCAGATAAATTACCACCAGATTTGTATATATTTGTTATATCACTATTTTCAACGCCTTTAAATACAATTGATCCAGTAGTAGATGCAGATGTTAATGTACCAGTCATAGTATCGCCAGCTTTCTTCACATAAGTAGTAGTAGGATCTACACCTAATGCACTAGTTACATTAGCTTTAGTTATACTGATAGTACCACCATCTGCTAATGTTATATTACTACCTATCTTAACACCGCCTAATGCACTAGCTGTAGCAGCAGGTAATACATACTTATTAGCTTCAGCTTCTATGGCAGCTAGTTTATTCTTTTCAGGAGTAGTATAATCATTAGTACTAAGACCTTTACCTTCAACTTTATTAACCTTAGTCTTTTCAAGAATTAATACCTAACCAGTTAAATCTTCTACATCTGTTCTTAAAGCTTCTTCTACACCAGTAGCTCTTTCTACTTCATTTGCTATAGCTGTAGCATTAGCTGATTCAGCGCCTTTAGCTCTAGTTACTTCACTAGCTAAATCACTAGTTAGTTTCTATTCTGCATTTTCTGCTCTAGTCTATTCAGCTGTTACAGTAGTATCTGTATATGACTTAGCCTGTTTAATAGCATTAGCTATAGAACCGGTAGTAGCTTCATTACCATTAATAATAGTAAGTTTATCTTCATTTACTTTTACTCTATTAGTAAGTGAAGATACATTGTTATTAATAGTAGTATCAGCTTGAGTTCTATCAAGTATCTCTTGAGCTAAGTTATCAGCTACTTCTTGAATGCTACCTTCAATAGCAGTAGTATCAAATGAACCTGATAAAGCATCCCAACCTTCTTCAGTCCATACTACATTAGTACCAGCATCATAATGTTTACCACCTAAGTTAAATGCATTAGTAATATTATATACATCACCAACTACATTATTATCTTTAGGTAGAGCTTCAAATGTACTAGATCCTTTTACTTTATAAGCACCAGATAGTTTAGCATCTACTTGTGCTTTAGTATAAGTATCAGACTTGTCTGCTTTTAATGCTAATGCTGCATTAGTTGCATTAGTATGATCAGTAATCTTATTGTCTAACTCTTCTTCTTTAGCCTTAGCTCTATTAGTTTCTACTAAGATAGCTGCATTTCTATCACTAACTTCTGTAGCAATAGCTTCTTTTCTATCTTGTACTTCTTTGTTTATAGCATTAGTATGTTGAGTATCTATCTGAGTAGATCTATCAATTTCATTCTGTAAGTTAGTACTAATAGTCTATTCGGCAGATTCAGCTCTATTCTTCTCAGTAGCTATATCATTGCCTAATTTAGTTTCAGCAGCACGAGCAGTAGCAGCTTCTTTATCTATATTACTTTGTAAAGTAGCTAAAGACTATTCTAATGAATCTGAATCAATAGCAATACTAATCACATTATCTTCACTAATACTAACGTCTTTACCTGGTTTTAACTTATTAATTAAGTCATTATAATCACCAGATGTAGCTACTGGTTTAAAATCTGGTTTGTTAGTAATATTATCCCATTGTACAGCTAGATCACCAGATGCACTAATAACATTAGTTTCTTGATCAATTTCAATGTTTAAACCTGCAATGAGTTTCTTCTAATACTTTGCACGTATATCAGCAAAGGTATCAATCATCTCAGTATGAAGTTCCTATAACTGATGCTGCTTAACAAAGTCTAAGAAGTCTTTAGATGTAATAATACCAGCAGAACTTGTAGAAGCTACTGGTATTGAAACAGTTTTATTACTTCCATCATACTTAAACATTACCATAGTAATGTCATTAGGATTTGAAGTATTAAACTGTATATCTTTTATTACGTCTTTTACCTCTTCATCATCTACTTTACTATCTACATCACTAATGTTTGCTTTATCATTAAGCAATTTGTTTACCTATGTTTTAGTATAGTAGTTGCTAAGATCAGGTATACCACCAGAGGCAGCCAGCCTTACCCATTCGGTTCCATTGAAATATTTAATGCTACCACCGTAAGGATTATCAGATAAGTCAACCCAATAGTCTATTTCTTCTGGATTAGGTTGAACAGATGTTGCAAAAAATATTATCCTATTTGTTACCATATGTATTTGTTATATTAAGCTGCTGGAGTTTCTAATGCAGCAACTCTTGTAGTTAATGCGTCAATTAAATCTTTTAAAGCTTTACCTTGTGCAGCAGCTAAAGCTTCTGTAGTACTAGTACTCGTTAAAGTATTATTTATAGTCACTTTAGTATCTGCTGTAGGAGGTGTATATCCTAATGCACTAGTCACATTAGCTTTACTAAGACTAATTGTACCATTACTATAAGAAATATTTGCTCCTACCTTTACTCCACCAATAATTTCAGCTGTAGCTGTTGGTAAAACATATTTATTTGCTTGTGCAGCAATACCATCCAGTTTAGTTTTATATGCATCAGTAAAGTCATTACTGGATAGTTCTTTTCCTTCTACCTTATCTACTTTACCTGATTCAAGTGCCTCAATTCTAGCACTCTAATCATTATCTGTATCATCGTTTAAAGGTAACCATTTACTACCTCCGGCGTAATATTTAATTACATTACCTTTTGGATCTGCTGTTAAGTCAACCCAGTAATCAAATTCTTTAGGATTTGGAGCTATATAGCTTCTTGTTATTCTTGTCATATACGTATATTTTAATTATTAATTCTAATGTATTACAAATTGTAATAATTTATGAGTACCAGTAGAGTCACTTATATTAAGTGATATACGTGCCTATCTAGTAGCATCTGTGTCATTAGGATCTAGAGTAATGTCTATTCTATCCTATTTGACATTTATATGTACATACTGTGCAGAACTAAATCCTTGAATATTGTACATATCACTATGAACATCTAGTGAAACAGTTTCACCAGATTTAATAAATCTATGTGGGGTAAGATTCCAAGCATCTATTACTTCAGGAATAATGTTTCTAGCTCTATTATCCACATATAATATATTATACAATATAGTTTCTTTTTCCATAACGCATTTTAAGGCGTTTTAAGCCATTTTCTTTATTAAATGAACAACTTATCCATTGAATTCTAAAAGCTTCTTAGAAGAGTCTTTTGGCTGGTATACGTCGATGTGTGACCATCCATTGGTATTAGCTTCTAATCTAATAGGGTATTCAAATAATTCAGCATTCTATCTTACTATGTTATTCACTGCATTACTATCTAAATCCTTTACATTAAAATCTATTGCTTTACCTAAACAGTGTGCGGATAAGTAAATACTACTTTTATTCTTTACTAACTAACACATATTACAACGCAATCCTCTCTGTGAGAACTATCCACCTGTTTTCCAAGTATTAATAGTGATAGGTTTATTGAATATCTTAGTACGTAGTATATACAAAGTACTAAGTAATTCTGTACTTATAAACTACCATGAAGATTCACCAAACTTGGAGTAGCAATGAGGGCATACTAATTCACTTACTTTAAAATAAGGTTTTAATTTGTCTATTAATTCATTTCTGTCCATACTTCGCTATTTAATATTTCATTTAACTCATTGTTGTCGTAACGGTAGCTAAGTGATGATTATATTACAAGGACCGACAATATTGCCGTTTCTGAATGACAGATTACCATTTACAGTTTCCAATGGCGGAATATCATAGGTTCCGTCTGATGTGATATTGACTAATTTTACAGCAGCACTATATCCCCAGTATAATTCCTGCCCGTCAACTATACCTTTCACTTCCACTTTCATTCCTGGGAAATTTTTTGTTTGGTCAGGAATGTAGCATTTTACTGTATCGTTCAGTGTAGCAAATCTAGTTATGACAAATGAGTGCTTGTTATAATTATATCAGCATTTACAGAGGGATGCGGTCTCCAGTCATTAAAATTTACCGCATAAACATCTACAGGCTTTGACATATCGTCTCTATCAATTTCTCTCTCATCTACGATAACTCCTCTGTCATCAACATCATATTGTAATACTTTGTTGCCCAAGATATGGCGCATTGTTATTGTTTTCATTTCTTTCTCTATTTCTATACATATTATCTACTAATAAATCAGCTATAACGTTTATACCTAACTATTTGCTATCACTGATTAATTGTTCCTACATTACTACTAGGAGCATCTAATAGATGCCCTCTAGTAGTTCTCTATCACTTAACTATTTAATTTGATTGTGTATATTCATAAAATTAAGTCGGATTGTTTCCTATATATTGTGCAAAACCACCGTAAATATCTACATAGAAATTACCATCATTTAGAGTATCATCATCTGCTAATTGCACACTTATGTTCAAAGCAGTAACTCCAGTACTATATGATATTAAAGTTGCATATATTGGATGAGCATTACTACCAGTTACACCTTCTGTTCTATAACTTCCATATACTCGTACATCACACGGAGTCCAAAAATAACTAGTACCGCTAGTTATAGTTATTCCTACCGCTCCTGCGCCACTTCTAGTACAACTAATTTTACTATTATTAAAATTATATATACTGTGTATACTAGACGATACCACTGCATATGAACTACCGTTATACTAAACTTTAAACTTTAGAATAATACCAGAATCTGAGCAACCATCGTGCGAACAATTTGTAATGAGCCATCCCTATGGAGTACTAACTACGTTTAATATACCGCCGTTATTACCTTTAGCTAAAACTAAAGTTCTTTCATCTGTATAAGTACTTCCTCTACTATCATATGTAACTATGTGCAGATCACCTTCTGTTCCAGTAATAGCTCTAATTGATGGATATTGTCTACAAACAATAGTCATTTCTGTACCATAATTATCTTCACTAACACTTGGTAATATCAATTTGTTTGTATAATCTCTTTTTGCTCCAGTCATATGTATAATTTTAGAATAAGAAGGATTAGCATATACGCTTATTGCATTAGTAGAACTAGTATATAATTCTAATGCATCCTCCCAACCATCTGATTGATAAGAATATAACCTACTATTTGAACAATATGTATCACCATATTTAGGATCATCTATATCAGATGAAGATCTATTTAGATGTGTAATATTTAGAAATCTATTTTTAGTAAAACAATTTTCAAAATATAGATCTTTAAATTTACCAGATGTGGCATTTACTTCACCTGTAATAACAGCATCAGTACATGTAAGTTTACCAGTACTACTATTCATAGATAGTTTACCATTGCTAGAAGTAAATACATTATTACTGAAACTAAATTCACCAAGTTTAGCATTATTAGCTAATAGATTGTTTACAGTTAAGGTGTTATTTTTACTAGCCTGTTGCCAATATGAACTACTTGAGGATGGAGTTTGATTAGTATTGGTAGACTTAGCCAAATATGTATTACCGGCATATTGAACATAATCTACAACTGTCATATTTTGGTAATTCTCATACTTAGTATATTCACTACTGCTCATAGCCGTAGTTGCAGCCGCTTTATAATAAGTAACTCCAGTTTTCCAATAACCGCAATCACGCATAATAGTATAACTACTATCAGCATTAGATCCATTTGTACCATCATATACTACAGGTGCTTCATAACTGATTACAGTCCACTGACTATCAGGTGAAGGAGCAGTATCTGTACAGAAACCAAACCAGAATTTAGTAGCATATGTATCTGAAGCCCAGCTTGCAGTATAAGAGGATTGATTAGAACTAGAAGAAGATACTTTATTCCAACTACTACCACTATAACGATATACAGCAAAGTAACCATATGCCTAGCTTGTTACTCCACTGCTATTAGTTTTAATAGCTCTGAGTGTACAACTAGTAGTTTGCAAATACCCTAAACTTGATCTAATAGATGCTGGAGCACCACTCATAGTAATACTATATCCATCTGCTCCATCAGACCCATCTGCTCCATCTTGTCCTGGATCTCCTTGATCTCCTTTATCTCCCCACTTAGACCACAATGCGCCAGTCTTCCAAGCCTACCATTTACTATTTTCCTTCTTTCTAGTCCATACATATTCATATTTAATAGCATCTGTAGGACCAGTTGGATTATCAGTCCATCCGTCTGGTACATAATCGTCTTGTTGATATTCACTAGAGTCCACATTAGCTGGTGGATAATACTAACCACCTGGAGCTAAACTAGTACCGCCAACATAGTTAGAAAATCTCCTATAGATGTACTCGTATCCATCACCATCTTTACCTCTTTCTGAGTATCTAGACCATATACCAGGAGTTGACCAATCGCCCCATTTCTAAGTAGACTTATCTAGGTATCTTTGAGATACCCATTCATACATTAATGATGCGGTAACACCAGAAGGATGATTTGTCCAACCAGAAGGTATATGACCAGCTTGATTTACACTAGCAGGAGTAGAAGGTTGAGATCCATCTGCATTCCTAGTATAAATAAATTCAATACTATTACCATCTTTACCATCCTCACCATCAGCACCAGTAAGACGTATAAGATTAGACCATGCCGTTAAAGTACCATCTGGATTAGCAAATCGTTGAATCTACCATACGTACTCACCATCTCCTGGTACTAACTCACTATTAGTAGACCAACCTGAAGCAGCTGCATCTGTAGGAATAGATGGTTTAGTAGCAGATATCTTCCATCTATATTGATAATGACCACCTGATAAACCTTGTTCACCCCAATTAGACCATAGTGCTGGTGTACTAAAGTTAGACCATACTCCATCAGTACGTACACGTTTACAAGTCCACTCTGCCTTATAATCCTCATTTACTCCTTTTGGATCATCGGACCAATTATAGTCTTTAGAACCACCATTAGATATAGTGGGAATATAATCATTCTATTGAATAGACGAAGGAGTTTGAGGTACTCTATCAACATCAGCGGTACGAGTAAATATATATTCATATCCATCACCATCCATACCTTTTTCACCCCACTTAGACCACAAAACTGGTTCTGAGAATTCTCCCCAAACACCTTCCCCAATTTTAGCAGCTTTCTTTTCTCGTTGTGATACCCATTCATACATCATATCTTTAGATACTCCTTGAGGACTATCTGACCAACCAAATGGTATATAATCATCTTGCTGAGATGTATCTGGTTTATCAGGAGCATCACTTGCACTGGTTACTTTGTAAATGAATTCTAACTTAGTTCCATCAGAACCATCTTCACCAGTTTCACCAGTAAGTCTAATAGGATCTGTCCAACCAGATAATGATTTATCTGCATATACAGTAGCTTGAATCATCCAGGTAAATACTTCCTTACTTTCTCTAGTAGGTGGATACATGTACCAAGTATAGTTATCATCAGCAGGTGGTATCTAAGAACTAGTAGGTTTAGGAGGTTTTATACTAGAGTTAGTATAACAGAACACTGTATACTGACCATCTTTACCAGCTACAGAAGCACCTCTAAATCTATTAGGATCGCCCCATTGCACATCAGGATCATCTACTTTACGGGCACTTTTAGTAGACATCCAAATAGCAGATGCAGTATAATTTCTATGCCATCCATAGGAAGTACCATCTCCAACAGGTCTATCGGGAGTAGCATCATTGTCATTATAAGTTACCCACAGACTGTTACCCTCTAACTAATATGACAGATTAAACTCTTTATTAAATATAGCTATACCTTCACAATGAACATAAACAAGCAACTTCATATCGTGAATATTGGTAATTTTAGTAATAGTAAACTTACCATTATCTACTCTACATTCAATGCCATTAGATTCCCAAGCACAGAAGAATGTATCTCTATCTACTACAGTGTTATAAGTTAAAGGTGTTTTCCCTCTCCACGCTTGTACTTCAAATGTAAATTGTTCTTGCTGCTAATAATCAGTTATAATATTAAATTCATTATCAACAATTATACTACCTTCAGTTCTAGTAAGAGATACAGAGTAAGCATCTTGCCCATGTAAGTCTTCTATCTATTCAGGAGTAAACTGCACATAAGCATCTGTAAGATAAATATTACTAATATAAGCACCATTACCAGTAAGATTACCGTCATTAGGAGCTCCAGGTATATTTAAACCATCTAATAAACCAAACTGTGATGCAATGTTTTTAGATGGGTTAATATGCCAAGTATTTACTTTCTTTAAATATCTCTTATATTGTCTAGTAGAGTAAGCACTATCTTGTCTGGTTTCATCAGTAAAGTTACCATAAACAGCAAATTTCATTGACTTACAAGGATGTTGCGTAGTACCTTGTTTCAATGAATATCTAAACTACTTACCTCTAGCATCTAATACTTCGATAGGTGTAAAGTAAGATGTAGTAAATCCCTATACTCTATCAAAGCCGCAATCGTCAGTACCAGTTTCAGTATTATTAACTCCATCAAAATTATGGAATATACCTCTACATATATCATTTACATGTATACCACTATACTCACCATCTTCTAGTTTTAATGTAACGATTTGGTTAACTAGATCCACATCTTCAACTGTACCAAATGCAATTGAATTCCATAGCTCACCACTTACTACATCTATCTTATTAAATCTTAATTCTGGTACTTCTAAGAACTCTCTAAGAATAAGGCTGGTCATTTCTCCTCTACCGTCTTTATCTATTTGAGCACCTGTACCACCAATCATACCAGTAACAAAAGTACCTATCTAAACTCCTTGATTTAGATAAGTCATTTTATTACTTCTTAAACCACCGTTGAAAGTAATTATACCAGCTGCTGTATCATCGTACAGTTTACTTAAGAATAGTTTACTACCTTCAGATTTAATCATAGCTTTTACTACAGCAGTATCTACTACACCACCGCCTTCACCACCACCAATACCTAATGCTGATGGTTGGATATTGTGCCATGTACCATCACTAGCATACTACAGTAAATCTCCTTCTGTAATATAAGTAATAGTAACGTCCTTAAGAGTAGCTAAATGATTAATTCTTTCAACTAAGGTATCAAGCTCACCAACACTAGTATCTAGAGTCTAAACATTACCCTACAATGTTCTTACTAATCCTGTGAGTTCATTTAATTCATCTTTAGTTGCATACTATGCCATATCTTAATTATTTTATTGTTATACAGTAGCTCCTGTAGCATCTATCCATTTAGAGCCATCCCAAAAAATTGGTTTATTTACAGTAGTATCAAAGTATTGAAATCCTACTAAAACATTAGTAGGTCTATTAGAAGTAATCCCCGAATCAAACCAAGTACCTGATAAAACAATTCTATCAACATTTAGATTTATGACTTTAGTTTTATTTCCAATTATGGTTCCATTTCCAATGGCGCCTCCGATAAAATTAAGTACACTATTTTCAGGAATAGTAAGAGTTTCTCCTTTTAAATCTATATATCTAACAATATTATATATAGTGTTATTTTTAGTAAAATCATTTAATTTGCTTGCAAAAATAACTTTTGTAGCCAGAGATCCATCTGGATTTAACCAATCAGATTTAGACCAAGTTAACTCATTGCCAAATTTATCATATGTTTTTGTACCAACTAAAGTGTTTGGTAAAGTAAGTACATTAGGAGAAATAAATTCAGCATCAATGGCTTCTGATGGATACGGATCTGTATTTTTAGAATACCACTAATAAGCGTTAAGATTAGCCCATTTAGTATCTCTAACTATCAGCTTTCCATATTTTGTTGGGACTTTAATATAAATATCTAATGTGTAAGATACAGAATCAAATAAATATTTTATATTCAGAAAAGAATCATTACCAGTATCATATACATCAGATAATATATACAATTTATTATCTAAATATAACAGGGAGTACTCGCTTAATATATTATATGTTGAATATAAAAAAGTAAAACCACTTGTAGGAATTTTAGTTATTTTAATATATTCATAAGATTCTGGAGAATCAGAAGCGGCATTATTAAATCTAACAATTCCTAAATTAATATCATATGTATTGCTTGCAACTTTTCCGTAAATCCCCTTATTATCCTTACAAAAATCTCTACTTAAATCAGTTGGAATAATATTAGTTTTATAACTACTACCATAGCCAGTATTGTTTTTGTAGATCTCTATTATGGGATAATCAATTGCTATATTTACAGCTGAATCACTAGTATTTGTTAATTCATACCTTAACTTACACTGCGAATCTTTTGGGTCTGGTATTATATCATATAAATATTTAATAGATTCTATTGATACTAATCCATTCTAAAATATATCTGATTTTAAAATATAATCTACATCGTTGATAGTTATTATCAATTTGTATTTACCTACTTTATATAAAGGAGTATCTACTATTGCTAATGATGGATTAATCATAAAAGTTAGATATTGATGTACAACAGTATATTGTGTAATAAAAGTTGTAACATCTAAATCAAAAGAAACAGTTTTACCAGAATTGACTGTAACATACATTCTTTCTCCTTTGGATACATTATCAGAATGAATATTATTTTTAACGAAATCGTCTGGTAAATTATGATTTTTAGTTATATTTACTCCATTAAATATTATACTATTAAAGGCTGAAAAGTTGCTTAACACATAAGGTGTATTTTCACCAGGTTCATCATGCGTATTTATATTTATATAATTACCTTTAACAGCATAAGCTGGGCTTCCTACAGAATATAGATAATGAGATACATAACTATTTAAAAAGCCTGTGGTTGAAGTAAATATTAATATACTATTACTACACTTCAAAACGGCATTAGCACATAATATTGAGGATTGTTTATCTCTTTGATACCCATTAGCATTCAGAACAGCTTGAATATAATTATCATGTCCTCCCACATAAATACCATTTGCACAATTTTGTTGAATATCCAAGCCTGTTACATTGCAATAACTGCCACTTACATAAACTGCGTATTTACTTCTAGGAGTAACAGCATCATATTTATATCTCCAGGCTTTATTGGCAACAAAAACTTTACAATTAGACATTCTTGAATTTTGAGATAAATAAATACCTCCTTGTTGACAACTCCCAACCGTACTATTATGAATAGAATTATCAGTTCCTTCCATAAAAAAAGCATAGTCACCGCATGCGTAATATGAGATAGAATCTATTATTCTACATTCTCTATAAGTCCTTTCAATACTTACAGCTCTATACCCATGCTCAAAATGACAATTATCTATGTATATTTTAGCATCCCACTCATCTGTGTTACCGTTAACAGTCTGTTTAAAACCTATACCATTATAATAATCGCCCAGTATAAAAGAAATGCCTTTAAATAAAACTTTTACAGCTTTCTCAGAATAAAAAACGTAGGGAAGAGTATTTGCATCTGGTAAATCATTTACATCAAATTCTTTAGTTACTGGAGATTTTATAGTAGTTTTACCTTTTTCTCCAAATATAACTACATGACTCCTTAACTGAATAGTACCATTTATAAAATAAACTCCGTTATTTAGCTTAGTAACATCAAAACTATTAATAGTTTTCTATATAGCATCTGTGCAATCATATATTCCATCTGGTAGTGCTCCAAACCATTCTGGGTGTGCTTCAACCACGTTCCAATTGCCGTCTATAGTTATATTGTTAAATATCTTTTCTAATTCAGTTTTAATCTTAGTATTATTACCTACAATTGTACCATTACTCAAACTTCCACCATCAAACTATAAAACACAATTTTCTGGAATATTTATATTAGCTTCTTTTAAATCATAATCATACTGAATAACATATATAGTATTAGCTTTATTGATCATAGCCTAAGTAAGAACGTTCTTATCACCTACTATATTCTTTCTTAGATATACTCTACCCAAACCACTGAAAGACTATTTATCATAAGTTTTATTTGCTAACTATAGAGTGCCATTTTGTTCAGTTATATCTTCTTCATCAGCTGGAACAGCTTCGTGCTATTCTACCCATTTACCAGTAGTAGGATCTGACTGATTATTAGAATTAAACTTATAATGTTTATCAGTTTCTTTACAATAAGATATATGACCATCATCTAAACTATTTTCAGAATAGTTCTTCATATCCTATAATGTATCAAAACTATCTCTATCAAAGTTAGGCTTTTTTCCTCTGTAGTTAAAATTATCAGCTACCTGTATCATATAAAATATATTTTATAATTATCTACTGTGGATGCGTCTTTCAGTATATATACATTATATAATATACCATCTATAGTTACAGCATTCCTCTAAAATGACTCTTTTATCTCAAATTGATTTTGATCTTTTATGCTATTTATATCTCCAAATTCATTAGGATAACAATATAATATCTTTTGATAATCAGTACTAAAGCTTTTAACAAATTCTTTTGTATCTTGTAGTACATAATCTAATTGTTTTATATTATCTTCATTAATAACAAAATTATCTGATACTACACCAAAATAACATTTTTTATTATCTCCATGATATTCTGGAATATCATATTGTACTTCGTGTCCTAATAACTTTTCTATCATATATAACATCTTTTTAATGTCTTCTAATTTTGTTTCATATTTAGAAGATTCCTATACTAAATCATATATGTAATTAGCACAGGTTAGATTAAGAATTTGGCAATCATCATAATCAATGTTATACTTTACCTATTCTTTCAATCTGCATCCATTTTTATATTCTTCTTTTATCATAGCGCACACATACCATTACAACATTTACACACTTTATTAGGAGATAGGCACTTACTACAATTATGATAATCTATCATACCTAACATCCTACTAAGATCTATGTAATGTTCAATAGCGTCTTTAGTAAGATTGTGCTCTAAAGCATACTACAATAACTATGATCTAAAATCACACATCATTATTATATGCTTCTAATGTTTATCTAAACATGTATTACAATATGTAGTAAGTAGATTTACTTTAGCTAAATATAATTCATTCTGATCTATTGCTATAGCTTCATCTCTATTACCCTCTGATGTAAGAACGCTTACTATAAAAGAAGTTTCATTATACTCAGTAATATCAACAATAACAGTATTATCCTAAGTAACAAAGTCAGATATTACATGAGTGTGTTTATCATCTTCATCAGAATACATATTCTTTTGATTTATTATTGAATCTAGATAAATCTTATGTACATTAGCCTTAGCATCTAAAGTTATAGTTATAGTATCGTTCTTTAATGTTGCATTAATTATTTTCATATCTACAAAAAATTAAAAAGGCGAAGCCGAGGATAAACCTCAACCTCGCCTGGGTTTAAATAAAGAAACCGTGTATTATTCTGCTTCACCTGTAATAAATGCCTCAAGAGCCTTAGCGAATACAGAAGTTTTATTAGTAGTATTGTGTTCAATATATACTTCTGTAGTCAACGGAGTAGTCTTAATATACTGATTATCAGGACTCAAATACAGATTATCATTTTCAATAGTAAAGTAATCGTATGTAGAACCTTCTTCAACATTGCGTTTTGGTTCAATTGCAGGATACGCATCTGTGAATACATGACCCTTATAACCCAACATACGTACTTCCATATCACGTACCTGTTTCCAGTAACCTTTACCAGGTTTACCAGCAGTCTTAGTAATAGTTGCACCAGGAACTGCTTCAGGAACATTAGACAATAATGCACCAGGAATAGTAACGTACAGAGAAGCTTCCATAGAAACTACAGAGTATTCATTCAAAGAATTGACTCCTTCATTGTCATCTTTTTCCATTGCAGTTAAAGTTAACTTATGACTTGCAAATGTAGCACTTACTCTACGATTAGCGTGTTTGTTAATTTTAGCTAAAAGTGCATTTCCCAAATCATCAGCAGTCTCAGTTGAAGCAATTACTTCATAAGTATGAGTAAACTGTCCTGGAGCTTCATATAAGTCTTTATAAACAATGCGTAAAACATATCTGTGACCGATAACAACAGTAGCACTAGTTAAATCAATTTCGATTTTCTCTTGAACTGGTGCAACATAATCACCTTGTACATACGAAGGTTTAGAAGCTTTTTGAATGGCGTTAGAATATTCTACCATTCTCTTTGTTGCAGTAGTACCGTTGGGCAGAGTAATTGTCATATTATCCCCAGCTACACCTACATAAACAGTAGATGCATTTACTGCATTAGCAGCAGTTGTAATTAGCGCTTTATTCTAGTCAAATAAAGCAACGTCCCCTTTAGCCAAAGCATCTACAGTAGTATAGGCTGTAGGGCATTTCTTTCCGATTAATACGGTATCAACGCGTGTAATCATAGTTTATATAAAAATAATTAATTGTTAGACTTAGCGCTAGTCTAGTTTGTCCTTCTACTTTCCTTATTTCAGATTTCCAGGTCAGACAAACGCATTAATTTATTTGTTATTCCATTGAAGCAATTTCGTTGGAATAAGCATTATAGTGCTACATTGGTTTAGTAGCAAGATAAATCTAGATTGCCATTTTCACAATTTCCATATGTGTATGTTCTGGCAAATCTGTATATTCGGTATTAGTAATATTACTTGAATTAATTTTAGATGGCTTAGCTAAGTATGTAATCTCATATTCACTTACTTTATATTTACCGTCTGTGTATAATATTACATTATTATCTTGAATTAACTTTAAAGGTCTAGCTTGACAATATTTTAATTTGTGTTCAGATAGTGAATTACTTAATTGTCTATCTAATGTTTCAATTGTAGATTCTAATGTATCTGTATACTTAACTATATATGCACCCAAGTCGTCTTTTTCCCAGCATTCGTTAGGATATTCATCACTCGGCTGTATACCAGCTATATCTCCAAGTAATAATACATAATCATCTGGTAATTCAACAGAATATGAATTTTTAGTTCCTTTGGATATCTAAGTATTTGAATAGTTTCTTTTACGAATTAAAGTACGCAAATCATCTATACGTTTTTCTGTCTATTCAAATCCTTGAGCTTTAAAGTTAATACCTGAGTATCTTGTTTTATAAAATTTATCAATCGCCTCATTAATGAATGATATAATAGTGTCTGAGGATAGCTTATCCTTAATAACTAAATTAGGATCCATTAACTATAGCCTACGTTCAAACTCGATTTGAAATCCACGGTCTGTCATAATCATTCATCTATTTGGTTCAACTGTGATTTAGTCTATATTCTCTTAGACTCAATATCTTCTAATGCTAGTTCTACAGCTCTATTAATTACTTCAAACTGCATATACTCTGGTATTTCACTCATACCATCTGCTGGTAAGTTCTCTATCTTAGTAGGGAACTTAACATAAGTAATATCTACAGAATAACTATTACTACTCATAGCTAAGTAATCATAATAGATATATAGAGTGTTGTCTTCTATCACAGCTACTGGATCTTCTATCCAAGGATTATTATTATAAGTCTTCTTAAATTTAGTAGCGTCTGCATGATCTATTAGCTTTATGGTAGCTTTTTTGTTATTGAAGTTTAATACAGCATCTACAAAGAACATTCTGTCACCATTAAATAGATTAGTAACATAACATCTATTTGAGTCTGTTTCAGTATTAGCAATAACATTTGTATCTGTATGTACTAACTTTTCTAAGTCGTGAATACGTTTTACAGATCCTTCAAAGCTAGTTTTTAAGTAATTATTACCAGTAAACTTGTTACTGATTTCTTGGTATAAACCTTGATCTAACCAGTAATCTATTTCTTCTGGTAAGAAAGCAGGACAACCCCCAAAGGCTACGCTTTGAGAGTTCTTGTCCATTGCTACTTTAAAATATGAGTGAAATTGTTCTCTAGTCATTATTTAGATTTTATTTCAGACATAATACTTAAGTAAATATCTTGATTCTTTTTGTCTTTCAAATATGCAATTACATCTTCAAGACCGTTACCAATAAGATCAGTACCAAAGTAATATGATGCTCTGTTCTTACGAATAATGTTTTTACTTAAAGCTTCTTCAATTACAAAGTTAATTTCTTTATTAGGATTGTCTACCCAAATTCTAATAAATCTTGCTGGATCAGCTTCTACGTTTTCACCAAGTCTGGCTTCAACTAATTCATTAGACATAGTATCAGCTTTAATTCCAAGAAGTCTAAGACATTTGCGCATCTCTTCAGGACTCATCTTATCCAGTGCTCTATAAGCATCACGTTTAACTTTGTTAGCTTTATTAATTTGTTCTGCTTCGGCTTCTTTATTTATAAGCACATAATCAGTAGATGGTGTTACTTTATCAATACCATTAGCTACCCTCTTATGTCCTAATAGGAATAAATATTGCAATTCACCTTCAGGTCTATCAGTATTAATCACTAATTCTTTCTTACCAATCTTAATTGCAAATGTATCCCAAAATGTGCTATCGGGATCTAATTCTCCTTCAGCTTTACCCATTTTCTGTTCTAGTTCTCTAGCTTTATCTTGAGTTAGACCTGTGTAACGACTACCAGATCTTGTCCAATATGAACTCAAGTAATCAAAGCAGTTGGACCATTTAATCAACCCTGTCCAAGGATTTACTTTTGTCATTCTAACGATTACTTCCATAATTATAAATTAGATTATCAAGTTAGTATTATAGGGGCTTGCTAGCATTCAAGCCCCTTATATTTTTAACTGAATTACTCAGCCATCATGATCAATTCTCCACATGCACGGGGATCACGTAACATAATACCTACTTCACCCAAGAAGTGTACTGAGTAACCATCCTTAGCGTTAGAACGAACTTCTGTGTTAGAGTGAGCGTAACCAGCAGGAGTTACAGAACCAGCTGTACACCAGTTAACGAATTCACGATCTTTACGAACTACTTTAACAATATTAGCTTCACCATCACGACGACCTAAATCCAAGAATGTCATACGGTAAGATTCCAACGGTTTCAAAGTAACAGGATGCAACTGACGATTGTAAGTAGTATTGTCATACAACGGGAAATACTTCAAAGTCAATTCAATACCATTAGACATTGCGTAAGTCTTAAACTGACCACCGAACTTCAAATTATCACCAGAACCAGTTACGAATACTGTGTCAATCAAGTTCATGTTAGCCATCTTTTCTTTAAGTACACGGTCAAATTCACGCATACCCATTTCACCAGTCAAGGCAACGAACTTACGTTCATTAGTACCCAATACATTGTAAGACAGGTCAAACAAGAAGTCTTCCAACAGTTCAGCTGTCAAACGAGTATAATAACGTCTGTTAGACGGAGCAATCTGTTCCAACAAACCAGCACCAATAAATGCAGGACGACCATTCTTACCTTTCAGATTACAAGAACCGTCTTTGTTTACGTTATTCTGATTGTATACCAAAGCTCTTTCAAGACGTTTGTACCACTCACGCATTGCAACCCATTCCTGGAATGTAGACCACAAGTAAGAAGTTTTACCAGTCTTAGGATCTTTCAAAGCTACTGCCATAACTGTAGAGTAAGCAGAACCTGTGATATCATAAGACAGACGTACTGTAGTCAAGTAGTTACGCATCTTAAAGTGAGTATTGTAGTTCAGGATATCAGCCTCTTCACTGTATTCTTCATAAGCAGAAGCCAAACGGTTCACTTGACAACCAGAAGCTAAAACAGCAGGATCAATATAAGAAGCGGGGCTACCATTAGATACAAATACTGTATAAACATACAGATTACCATCCTGATACGGAGCATCCTGAATACGTGCCTGACTCTTATCATCAAATTCGATAGTAGCACCAGGACCAAACCATGCATCTTCCAACCACAAAGTAATAGGAGTATTGCCCAAACCTGGAGTAGAATTTTCAGTAATTGCAGCACCATTCCATTTAGCGTCACGAATTGTAACAGCTCTATCTTGGTCGATCATAACACCCCATTCAAATGAAGGCTGATCAATAGTCATTACATTTCCAAGACCACCTGTCAACATATCAAGAGAAGTACTGTAACCATTATCTTTAGTACCAAATACGTATGACAGGATAGTAGATACCTCATAAGGTCTTTGCTGAGAAGCGAGACTAATCTTATTAGTGTCGATCAAATCAGAAAACCATTTACCTTTGTATAATTGGAGGTTATTAAGAATATTATTATCCATAAAATACTAGTAATTTAATTTTTTTATTTATATAATTAATTATTATGATATACGCAGTTGTCGTGCAGCTGAGAACCAAATTGGATCATCATCAGAACCCGTAGCTTGTTTTCTAGATTTAGTAGTAATACTACTAGATTTTAAACTTCGTCTAAACTTATCAATAGCTGAATTATTTCCTTCACGTTTAGCAGCCTCAATAAGTTTGTCAGCATTCATTGTAAAGTATGCTGATTCTATCAGATTCTTAACACCACCCTTAGCATAGTCCTTTTGGTACTTTGTTTTACCGTCTGTGTCTGGCTTAAGTATATAATCCATTAAAACCTTTTTATCTTTTTCAGGGACTGTAATACCACGTATATTCTTTAAGCCTTTTATTTCGCTAACAACGTTATCATAGAATTGCTGTTGTCTCTGTAACTATTCACGATAAGCCTTTTTCTAATCCTCTAATAGCTGTTTCTTCCTTTCTTCTTTAATCTCTTTCAGATCTTCTAAAGCGTCTTGCGCTTCATCTTCAAGTAATCCAGCTTCTTCATATCTACTTACCAACTTATCAATCTTCTTAGTAGAGAACCCTTTTTCTTTAAGTAACTGTTTTACTACTAATTTCTGATTAGCTTCATCTTCAATATCAATATCATCTAAATCTAACTCAGCATCAATAGTCAGATACTTCTTTAGATCTCCACCTTGCTTTACGAAATTATCTAGTGCTTCAACTTCTTCACTAGAGTATTCAGGCTTACTATTTTCTTCAATGACATTTTGGAAGTAATTAATTAACTCATCAACACTTTTGGGTTTATCTTCATCTTCTTCAAATTCCCAATTAAGTTTTTCAGCCATAGCGTCAAAGAAGTTAGTAACAATATTTTCTTCGTTGTTATCTTCGACACCTTCTTCCTCTTCTGTTTCTTCCTCAATAGTTTCTTCTTTACGAGGTCTACCAGGCTTACGTTTTGGTTTATCTTCAATATCTTCTTCTTCGATTTCTTCTTCCTCAGTACCTTCCTCTACTGGCTTTTCTTTCTTATTTTTTACTTCGATATTGTTATTTTTAATATCTTCCAATTCTTCATCGTCTAGTGATTCAAATTCATCAGCATTGACATTAACGTTTTCATCAATATTTGAATTTCTAAAACCACCATCTGGATTAGGGATAAAGCTATCTAATACAGCTTCAAATCCACCTAATGTCATTTTTTTATCCATAATTAAAATATTTAATTAGATTTATTTTTTCTTCTTTTTACCTTTATTCCATTTAGCAGCATTCTAAGCGAATATTGCTCTCTTTCTTGTTACAGGATTCTTACTGTGAGTTAGTTCTTCGGTTGTCTTTCCTGTTTTCTTTTTAGTTGCATTGAACTTACCTCTATTCTCTGGCTTTATCTTCTTCATAATTCTAAAATTGTTTATTTACTATTGGATAAGTACCAAGTAAAGGTATCTTGTTAAACCACTTTGTGTACTATCCAGGTGTAGCAAATTGAAGATAAGCAGCTTCAATAGATCTCATATCTTTAGGTAATGATCTTATAGCTTTCTTAATCTATCTAGAAGTTACCTTATCTCCTATATTATTAATCATACCATTCTTAAACATATACTCTCTAAGAGTATTCATATAAGACTTCTATTCTGTACCTTTGCTATAATAATCAGTTTTATCTGGAAATAATGGATTCTTCTATTTTGATAAATCTCTTTTTAACTATGCAAACATAGAGTTGCTATAATCAGGATTTGAACTTTTAGCTAAATTGAAATCTACATAGTGTCCTAATTCATGTCTAGTAGTAGGATAATCTATCTCTGTAAGATTTCTATTTATCTAATATTCAAAATCATCGTATCCTGCTGGTTGTCTTCTAGTAATATACCTATTTACAGCTGCGTCTTTAGCCTACATTTTAGCCTTAGCATCTAACTGTTTTATAACAGGATTAGGTAAATTCCAATAATTAGTATTATACTAATTAATTATATCTTCATATACTTTAGCGTAATTATCACCGTATGTATTCTAAATCTATCTAGCTCTTTCCATATAAGCTGGATTAGAATATAGATCTTCAATTATTCTATTTCTAGATTCTATAGCATCATCATATAATTTATATGTACGAGCTTTATCTTCAGCTTCTCTACGGAATAAACTGTTTATCTTATCCTATACAGTTCTTTTTACTTCTGGTACATATTTAGAAGAGTATTTGGTTAATCCTCTAGCTACATTAGATACTGCATTACCTGCTAATTTAAATACTGGATTAAGTAAAGCTCCTTCTACATATAGACTGCCTAATGGATCTGAATTTGAAACATAGCCTGCACCTGGGTTATATCCATATGTAGGATTATATGGATCTCCTTTAGGGTCAAAGTTAGTAATAGGTCTTTCACTAGTATTCTGTGGTGGATCTTCATCTATAACACCACCATCTGCATACTTCTTCCAATCCCAGTATTTCAGCTAGGGATTACTTTCCCTAGCCTACTTATACTGTTGCATTCTCTATCTAAATGCTTCACGTTCCATAATTATTTACTTTTCTTAGAACCCTTTTTAGAGCTCTTCTTTCCACCTTTACAAGCCATAATTAATTCTCCTTATTACTTTTAATCTTAATGTACTTCAACCAAGCGAAATGTTTTCTTTGCTTACAGTATTCAAGATTAGTATCATTATTATATGCTTCTTCTTCAAAAGATACGTCGTGATACCTATCTCCTTGTTTATCTGATAATCTAGCTATAGATATTATTAAATATTCAATACCATACCAAATATAGAAAGGCAACCACAACATTTCTTGCATCTATTTGAGATGAATCTTTTCGTGATTATATTCAATATCTGTTATTTTAGATTTATCTCTAGTAAATATCGAACCAAATATATTGATATATTTATAACCCTTAAATGGTATAAATTTGTTCTGTATTACTTTCATATCACTTCTCTCCTGTTACTTTATTGCGAATAGCAGTTTTTGCCTTTAGTTTCTCTCTATCCATAGCAGCTTTATCAGACATACGTTGCAATTCAGTTTCATGCTTCATTCTATCTTTTTCAAGCTGTATCTTCTTATTTTCAGCTTCTCTCTTCTGCTCTATCTCTCTACGCTTATTATTAAGTTCTAATTGTTTAGTAGCAATATCAGAATTTATCTTCTACTATTCTAATGCTTGTTTTCCTATTTCAATTGGATCAGGAATACCATTCATATCTTGATCCATATTCTCAGCACCACGATAAACATTAAGTTGTGCTACAGTAATTTTAGTAGCATTGTCTTGATCTACTTTATATTTTTCAAGATCCAGTTCAGCTTCCTTAAGCATAAGTTCTTCTTCTTTAAGCTGATTCTGTTGTTCTGCCATCTGCTGTTGAGCTTGTTGTTCAGCCTGTTGCTGTTGCTGCATCTGTTCCATTCTTTTCTGTTCAATTTCCTCAAGTCTATTCTTAATCATACTCATATTATCTAAAGTAATGATTTCAGCAATATCTAATAGACTAGCACCATTCTACATAGCAGGTTGTAACAGTTGCTTTAATTGATCTATATATTGTTGATTCTTAGTACTATCATCTACAAATATATCCATATCTTCATAGAAGAAATTATCAGATAATTGTACAAATGCTCTAGTGGCATCATCCAATATATAATTCAAGTATCTCTTACTATCTTTCCAAGCAGCTTTAGAAGTATTCAACAGCATAGTTAATACTCTTCTTTTTACCTAATTGTGATTCCAGAACCAAGGTTCAGTAATATGGTAAGACATATTAACGGCAGTATTAGCATTACTTACTAATTCACTAGCAGCAATCTGTCCTTGTCTTTGTGGAGTAATACCAGTAAGCTTAGCTACCATGTCTTCAATCTTTTGCATCAATTGAATATACTCAGCTATTACATTACTCATAGTTAAGTCCCAAGAAGATAACTGGTTGAATTGAGATGGCTTACCTCCTTCACGTCCTGGTATATCCCATCCTTCATCATAAGGATTGATGAAAGCTACACCTAGTGCACTTAAGTAATGCATCCACTTGTTAACATCAATATTCATAGATTTAGGTATCTAAGTAATATCCATTACTGCTACTTTACCTTTATCTCTAGATAATGCTAATTCAAGTCTATACCATACTACAATATACATATACTGTAATGGTTTCATCATACTTACTAATGATCTAGGCTTACTATTAGTATTATTATATACTACACCAGTATAAGGCAATTTCTGTGAATTAGGATTATCAGCAGATATATGTTGATATTCAATAGGCTGAATTCCTATATACATATCATCACCGATTCTATATCCTTCCCATACTTCAATAATCCAATCCCATTCTACAGATTGTTCTGTACCTGTTACTTTGTAATCTTCATCTACTTGAAATTCTTCAACTTCTCTAGTTTCTGGATTTAGTAAAGTAACAAATCCTATCTTTTTGAAAGACTTCCAACAGCAATGATATACTACTATATGATCTATATCAAATGGATTATCTGTAAAACTATTAATCTTATGTAGCTTAATAGATTCATAATCTATACTAGTCTTTCTTATCTCTGGATTATTACCTGCTCCAGGTCTTTGATCAATAAGTTCTAGTAGTTCATTCAATTGTCTTTCAGACATTTTATCATAGAATCTATCGTATATTTCAGTAGCAGACATAATCATCTTTCTACGACACCAAGCCGCATCATCTATGAATTCTAAGTCTAAAGAATGCTCATAATCAAAATACATAGGATTCACTCTTTCTACATAAGGATCTCCATTGATTACACCTATGTAGTATATTTCTTCTCCGCCTATTAAAGCATCTTTCCAGCCTTTATAGAATTCATGAGTAAGATTCAATTTTCTCTTGAGGAATTGCAATGCATGATAAGCTTCAGTTTCTGCTATATCTTTATAATCCTTCTGTACATACTTAGCTATAGCTTCCGGGGTCTATATTTCTCCTGTAGCTAATGCTTGTTCATATCTAGCTGCTTGTTCTGGACTTAACTTACTTGCTATAGTAGCTTGAATATAATCCATTAACATTTCTTTAGCTTTTTCCTACATTTCACTAGCAGCTATATCACTTGTACGTTGTGGATGAAAATTAAAAGGTCTCTTAGTTTCTTCACCAAGTAACTGATCTACATATGGTTTAATGATATTATAATCCTATGCCATAGCAGGAAATCCATCATCTTGTTTAAATGGATTAGTTACATATTTAAGATCCTTTTCATTATATATACTATTGTATAAATCATAGTAAGTCTACATCTCGTCAGATCTAGATCTACCATTACCACCAACTCCTGAATCTCCAGCGCCTACTACATAATCTACGCAGGCTTCTTTCCAGGCTTGTGTCTTTTTTGACATTGGTAGTTTCTGTGCAGGGAAACTTTTAGTATTCTTCATAGTTAAAATGTATATACATTATCGTCATTAGAAAATACTCTAGGAGTATCATCGTTAAACCAACTCTGCGCAAAAATTGGTCCATCGAAGAGCATCTTCTATTTATTTTCTTTTTCTTTCTTTTTAACAACTACATTATATAGTTGTTCTCTATATATCATAACCTACATCAACGCCATCACTCGGTCAAAGTTACCTGTATCATTATAGCTTATTAGCTCTTCTAATAGCGGCTCTGATAGTATCCTAGTTAGGTTTTTCTTACCTGGTGCATACTCTTCATTCAACCATTCTTTTATCATACCTTCACCCCATTGCTTTATCTACTTATTCATATGACAACCTTTTCTTCTTTGTACTTTAGAATTACTAACTATATCGTTAATAATATCAGGCTGATCAGCTAATAAGTAATCGCAATGTTTAGCAGTAAAGTAAGGGAACAGACCTTTGCGTTCATTTTCATACATTATACGTGCATTATAGTATAATGCCAACTTACGTAAGTTTTCATAGTATTCTTCAGCTGTTGCAGGTCTACCAGTATATTCAGCTACTATAATATCATAGTACTCTTCAAAGTTCTAAAACCTCTTATATACTATAGATGATCCTAATGAATTAGTACCAGACTAGTCATGATCATAAGGGTCTACACCTATTATATATAATCCAGCTGTTGCATCTTTAGCTGGATGTTCCCATATAACTATTGAACCAGTAGGATCATCATCTTTACCAAGTGGGTACTTGGTAACATCACCATGTTTCTTAGGTATCCATTTGATATTGCCAGACTCATCAAATATTAAATCACCTACTTGTTTATGATTCTATAACTAAGTATTAGTACGAATAAGTCCTAATTGCTCCTGTAATTCTTTCTTAGGAAATATATTACCGTTAAATTCTAGCATTGCTTCTTGTGGAGTAATAGGACGCTCTGCAACGTAACGGTCTATAGCTGTAGTATTAGTAGCTGTACTTATTACCTTTCTACGTTCATCTAATATAAATTCAAGAGAAGGTTTAGTAATAGTATTACCATCATCATCCATGTATATTCTATTACCATCACCATCTCTAGTATCTAGATTAGTATACTATGGAACAAAGAATCCACACAATTTATCTGTAGGTGTACTATCCCATATGTTCTCAAATCCTAAACAATTGTATCCATCTGGATTATAGAACATATCTTTCATAGTTTCAAATGCAGAGCCTTCGTCACCACCAGTTCCCCATACAATCATAGTACCAAACGCTACACCATCTTGTTCTACAGATGGTCTAGCAATTTGCCACGCAGCACCTAATTCTGAGAATGAACCTCCTTCTTCAAATAGAATTAATTTAGCACGTTTACCACGTACTACATCAGGATTATCTTTCAAAGTAACGCCAATAATCTCTGACTTATAACCCATTTCTACTTCATTGCCAAATTCATCTTTAGTCCAGAATCCAGCTCGTTTACGCATAGTACTGTTAACAGATCGTTTCTTACCCCAAGCTGTATTTTTATCTATAAAGTCCATATAGTCCCAAGCTTTAGTAAGAATACCATCTTCAGTAAGATACTGCTTATTAGAAGCATATATGTATGTTTTACTATTAGGTATTAGATAATAATTACGACATGCCATAGCTCCACCTTTGTAACTATATCCTTTACGACGTGATTTAAGTAGACATATATGTTTTCCTTTATCTTCTGCTTCCTGTACTGCCTAGAAGTAAAAATAGTCATAGTCATAGAAATCAGGGAATGTTACCACACTGTCTCTTTTTACTTTAGTTTCTCCATTAGGTAATTTAGTAACAGTGTTAACTATACGTTGCATTGGACAAAAGTTAATATAAAAATAGTTATACCCAGTGATGTAATCTCCATCCTCTGCGGTATAACCATTAATGCAACGATCTTTCTATTCGTCCCAGTATGTATAATATTCAGTAGTACCAATTGGGTACTAACAATAAGCTCCGGTCTTTAAGAATGTTAAAGCCGGAGTTCTAAACTTATCACTATTTAATATTTTCTTCTAGAAGTCAATCATAGTTTATTCTTTAATTGGTCGCCCTACCACCGAATCGAACCCGGACCTAGAGGGTTAGAGCCTCTCGTGCTACCACTACACCATAGGGCAATATGTCAGGGAATATTTAATGTCTGTCCCTGTCAGACCTCTCTATCAGTTCAACGAGATTATTTCTTAAACAAACTCTTTAGCCAATGAATAGTACGCTTAATAATACCTTTCTTCTTAGGTTCAGCTACTGCTTCTTTCTTATATTCTACAACCAAATATTCACCGACTTCTTTAAGATAAGCATCTGCTTTTCGTTTGTTATCAATTTCTTTTTCAAGCACATCACAAATTTCTTCAGTGCTATTGCATTTTGTTAAATCAAGTACTTTCTTCATAGTTTCTTTATTTATATTCATATAACGTACTCATTAATTTATTGTTATAAACTTGTGTATAATTTGCACAAATTAAGCTAATTCATAAGGATTAATCTGAGCATCTCCACGTACTTTAGTAGTACTAACTTCTTCAGCTTTAACTGCTTTTTCGAGGAAATCTAGTGTCTGAAAAGTAGCTTTTACTTTTTCCATACCAGCTAATAGATCTTTAATCTTCTTTTCATCTAGTTGCTCTTCTAGAGAATCTTCATAATACTTACTAATAGTATCTACTTTGTTTCTCATACTATCAAGCATTCTTAGATTTCTAGTATATATTAGCTTCTTATAATCATCTTCACAAGACTTTTCTTCTACTGTAAGATTATAATTCTCATCACCAAAGTATAACTGCTTAAGTTTCTTTTCTCTAATATCTGGTTCTAGCTGAAGTACATATGGAGATTTAAAATACCACATAAGTACTATATAACTTATTACATTTGTAGCTTGTGTCTTATCTGGCTTATCAGCCTCCCATAACTTTTTAAAGAATGGGAGACCTAAAGCATCAGGGTGTATTACTACTTTACCACCATTTATATCAAATAGCTTCATCAGTTACTTCTTCAACACTAGGTTCAAAATTCTCTGGCATAAACTCCTCAGGATGTTGAGCTCTATACTCTTCTTCAGCTTTAGTATTTGCAATAGCATCTAATAGCTGATAAAATTTTAATTCTACAGGTTCCTGTTGTTCAGTAGGAATAGTAGGCATTAGTTTCTCCATAGATTGTTTCATTACATCTTCTGTAAATTCACCTTGCACAATCTCTGTTCTATATAACATACCATTAATACGAACTTCAATAAAATTTCCAACACCTGATGCACTTACAGGAATAATTGTAATATCTAGATTTTCCATAATTATTCTTTTACTTCTTTAATTTCATTATTTTGTTCTGCTGTAGCTTCTCCGAATCCTTTTTCTCCTCTTTCTGTTTCACTCAGTTCTTCTACCAAAGTAGGTTCTAATATAGAACAAGGAACAATGACTAACTGAGCAAATGGTTCATCTGTAGTATATACCGTAGGAATAGCATCTGTAGTTACTTTAAATTTAGCCATCAACTCTCCACGATAATCAGAATCAATCACTCCAATACCATTACACATAATAATAGATCTTTTAGAGATAGATGATTTCATACAGATAAATCCAACATATCCTTCAGGAATTTCTACAGCAATATCAGTGTGATATACTAGTACTAACTTACCGCTATTATCTACTTCTTGAGTAATACGAGTAGTATATAGATCTAATCCTGCACTACTACTAGTAGCTCTAGTAGGCAACTTACCTTCAGACTTCTTAATCTCTTCTGTACCGTCTTCTTTCTTTACTGAGTAATCTAACTTTTTAAATTTCAATTGTTCCATAAATCTTTTTCTACTTTTCTATAACCTTCTTCTAAAACTTCTACTATCTCTTTAATTATTTCATTCTTAGTTGTATCAACGTTAAGACCTTGTGTAATTTCTTTAGAGTGTACGATTCCATGAGTAATACCTTCTTCATTTTTACGTATTAAGTGAACGTGTAAAGTAGGATTACCGATACGATTTTTATTTACATCTATATCCTATGTTTCCCACCAAATAGCTTCTAAATTATTCATCTTGTTCAATATCTTTTGTATTAATACTAATTGCTTTGCCATGATGAAATCCCCAATCTAAGAATACTGTATTACAAAGTACATGATCTATATGAGGTAGTCCACTTTCAGGATCTATTAATTCTCCTTTGTCTATCGCAGTAAGATGTCTTAGTAATGCTGCTTTATATCTTTTCCAAAAATCTGGAAGGTTTTGCCAACTGTTATCTGAGTATTTCTGAGCTCCGTAAGTAAGTACCTTACCAATGTTTTCAACAATATCTAATGGAACTAGATCCATTCTTACTTTACCACAATCATATTTCTTACCATCATTCTCCATCTTCAATATACTTATTAGTTAAACAATTGTACAATCCTTTTATCTGTAGCTGTCTAGTTTCAATGCTGTCTGTATCTTTCAACTTAGCTAAACCTTCTAGAATATCATCCATGAATTCATTGTATGTTAAGGAATAGTTATTGATCTTCTTATCTGCAACTTCCATTAACTCTTTTAACTCTTCACTGATCTTAGATCCAAATTGTTTAACGTTGTTTTTCTCAAATTTCCATAGAGCTAATGAATCTTCTTTACTCTGTCTTTCCATATTCTTTCATTACTTTAATAAAACATCCAGCAGCCCAGCCAACTAAATACGCATACCCTTCGTTACCACCACCTGAGAATTCTTCTCCATTCATACCTGTAACTTCAAAGTAATAATCAGTTATGTGAACTGATTCGTGTGCTATATGCGTACCATCTAATTCATCAGGTCTATATATTATGCAAATAATACCCATCTCAGAACTACTGTTTAACATAACCGGTCTACATTCTGCAATAACATCTCCGTCATACGCCTTTAACATTTCTTCTTCAGCTTCTTTTCGTATTTTATCGAAACCTGGTAATAAGTTGTATATAGTGAATTTCTTTAATATTGTGTATACATCTTCTTCCTTTTCTATTATAGCTATCCAAAATGTTCTAGGATATATATTATCAAACTTTCTTAGTATCATATTCTTAATAGTCTACTGTCACTAATTGCTATATACATCTGTATATTGTTAAGTAATACAGGATCAAAGTAAATAGAATCTAACCAGTGAATCTTATAATTAGGTGTCAAGCATTCTTCAATAAACTGTCTCATTTTGTTTCTTTATATCTCTTTTTTAATTTAAGTTTAAATAAGTAAGCAAACATAATATCTTTAGTATCTTCATCATTTGACATTACTTCTTTAGCAAACTTAAATGGACTATTGCATATTACTTCTATAACAGGATAAGGTAAATTATATTTATTTGCCAGACTTGAGTAAATTGATATCTTTTTTTGCTGTTGCATTTATATAATATTCACTAGTTTCTAACTCTGTTAAAGATTCTCTGATAGTATTAGGTCTAATAGAATTTATTATTACTATAATATCAGATTCATCTAAATCGTGATTTCTATATAATATATCAGATAACTTTTTAATTTCTTTGTTAGAGTAAGGTTTCTTCGGAACGAAAGAAGTTAATTTTAAATTAGAACGTAAGTTAAAAAGATGTCTGAAATACCGTACTAACCTATTACTTCTATTCTCTACATGTACTATATGCCCATTGTCAAAGATCATATAGAAATGTTTATTATTTATTTTATTATTCATTTACTCTTAGTATTAATGTTATTTGCACCCTATCTTTTATTATCTCTGGAATTAGTATCTTATTAACTACTAATTCATCTTCTGCTTTTCCCTGTACTAAAAGACCCTCTTTCTTGAACTTACTTATATATCTACTTAAGTTATCAGGAGTAATACCCATAGTACTTTTAATCATTCTACGATTGTCAGTATTGGCTACATTTTTACTTACACCAGGTATTGGAGTAAAGTTCACATCTAATTCAACGAACTTAGTAAGTAACTCCAATTCCCTATTTGTAAGTTGTAGTATACCATTTAAAGCGTTAAGGTATTCATAGTAAAGATTGCCTTTATTAACAGTCTTTACTAATTTATTCATCTAACAAATCTTTAATACTATTGAGAACTTTATTTAAATTGTGGTATACAGTTTCTGCTTCTACTTTAACACATTGCTGCACATTACCTTCATTATAATCCTTCATTAGTTCATTATAATCTTTAGTATATGTATCAATCAAAGTATTAACATATTCTTTTACTTTCTCTAACTTATCGCAACAGCATTCACATTCATCCTCATTATTATCTTTTTCTACTTCTTCACTATACCAGATTACATAATCTTTGTTAGCTAATTCTTCCATAGTAGAAGAATCAAATGCCATTGAAGTATAAGTTTCTGTATCTGATATTACTTCAGATTTCTGAAGTTCCCACAAGTTTAAATCTTCAACTTTAGTAAACACATCACCTTTTTCAGCGAAGCTAAAATCCTTAATTACTTTGTATCCTTCCATATGTCTAACTTTTTATTTAATATCTTTTGTTTAAATTCTTGTATTCTGTTAAAGTTCTTCTTACACTCTTCATACCCATCAATTCTGCCTTGAATGTATCCTTCGTGTTTTCCTTGAGCATAAGTAAGAGCACCAAAGCCAATAACACTTACAAGTATTATTATTATTGTTCCCATAATGCCCTTAAAACGCACTAATATAAAAAGTGTTTAAAATATTTAACATTTATTAATGTTTAGTAAAGTAATAGCAAAAAGAATGCCCCGCTTTGATGGCAGGGCAGCGACTTAATACTCTAAAATAAAACATTCAATTCATGAACGATAGCTTATTTAACGACTTTAGCTACAACGTCGTATGGTTTAACTAATTGTGAGTCTTTAAATAGATCAAAGTCTTTAGCAAATTTCTTAGGGTATACTATAGTATCACCAACCTTAATGGTACTATCAGCACCGGTTGGAATAGATAGAACAATACCTTTTGCAAAATCTGATTCAACTTCTTTAGTATGAGTCTTTACTTCATACTTATTAAAACCTTCTTCGTCCTTTTCCCCAGTAGGGATTTGTTCTGTATACTCTTTAGTAACCATGATAGGAGCTAAAGGTTTTACCAATATATCTTTTTCAAAACTATATTCCAATCCGTTTACCACTGTTTCTAGTACTTTATCTTCCATAATATTTACTTTATAATATCTATTAACGCAGTAAGTAAAGTAAGGTTACTCATCTATATGATTAAATTTGCGCTTAAATATATATCCTTTATGACAGATATCCATTCTATCTTTAAAGTTAGCGCAGTTCATATTATTAACAAACGCACAACCCACACAACAACCTTTACTAAGCTCAGGAGTAGCTATATAAGTTTTATTCCTGAAAACATACTCAATTCTATCTGCTTTTTTTTGTTCGTTCTTTTCCATAGTAATACCGTTTTAGGGGCTACCTTTTTTAACCAAAGACCGTCAGAAAGGTAGCTAAACTGAGCCTACTTACGATTAGGATTCCCTGGTGCGCTTCTACTTTACAGTAACTTCTTTAAGCGTGGAATGTACTACGATCCCGTGTACTTAGGGCACATTACTTTGTTAATTTATTTAGTATGATATAAGCTAGACACCCTAACATACCTACTAAACATAGTGCAGTAAATTCTGTCATTTAACTGTATTTATTTCTTTCTTAAACTGTTTATATAAATCTTCAGAGAAAGTATATTCTATTTGTCCTGGTAAAGTAAAGGATCTATAATTATCATTTAACTTATAGTTCCTACTTATCTTACTTAAGTAAAGGCAATTAGAATACTGCTAATCTCTTTGTCTTATGAAATAGTAATTCATGCTTCTGTTATTATAAATCCATACAATCTCATTAGATTCTACTAAGTAGAAGAACTTAGTTTATATACTTCATTTGCAATAAAGTTTATATCATCATTTGAGTACATATTGTTAATAATAAGTTAATAGTAATTCTAAAGTAATGGGACTTACATCATCTACTTTAGTTAATTCTTCTAATATGTCTTCTGTATTCATACTGTATTTAACTGTATCTACTGTATACAGTAACGTATATTTAACTATATTGGTTATTATTATTAACATTTATTATGAATATTTATTTAAGTTTAATAGCTATTTTTTAACATTATTTAAAATAAAAATATATAAAAAAATTTTTTTGGTGAAGAAATCTGCGTGTGTTAAGCTGTACAAAATCAAGCCCCCTCTCTCTTTAATCGGGGGAAAGACCCCGTAGTAGTAACATTAATAAGTAAAAGTATGGCTAAATCAGATTTCAACAACTCAGTATTTGTAGTAAAAGTGTATGAACACACTACTCCTTCAATAGTAGAAGTATTTCCAGCAACTGAACAAGGTATTAGTGATGCGTATCAGTATTGTCAAATTATGGAAAGAACTGGTAAAGGAAGATATGAGGTAGTTGTGCCTATCACACAAACCAACCGTTAAATAAAGGGATAATTAATTTTATCCCTTTATCTTTTCTTATTAATATATAGCGCAAATTACAAACCCATAAATATCAGCAACTATGAAAGTAAAAGTAGACTATGACAGAAGTGAAATCGTTGAATTTCAATCTGATGCAGACAAAGGACACAATTATTTAAGATTAATATTTGTGCCAGAGAAAATGTCACTACTAGAAAGAGCGACAAAAGGACGTTCATCAGAATATCAGATGAACTTCTATCCTCAAAGAGATAACGAAGGTACAATAAACCAAGAGTTTGAAGATGCTATCATTGATGCATTTAACAACAAAAAAATCGACAAAGAACCTGTTTATGTAGACAGAGTAAGTGTAGAGATTGCACCAGTTGTTATGACCTATCAAACAGATAGTAGAAGAGGAAACTATTCTAAAGGTGACGTAATCATGGAAGGTAACAACGCTAGAATTTACACAAGCATCCAGCTTACTTGCTTGATGAAAATTGTAAAAGGCGAAGAAGTACCAATAATGAGTGAAAACGAGCTTAAAACTCGTGCAAATGCTATCAGAGCATATCGTATTGATGAAGGTCAATGGTATGATGCTGAAGAATATTTAGCAAATGCAAATGACGAAACAGAAGAGGAAGAACAACCTGACATCATAAATGATGAACCAGAACAAGCAAAACAACAACCTCAGAATCGTCAACCAAACAGACCTGTAAGAAGATAATAAAGGAGCAGTGCAAAAGCACTGCCCTTTTTAAAAAGAAGCAACAAAACCAGATAATGATATAATCAATATATTTTATTTATAAAATACTTTACATCATGAAAATTCTAGCTAAAATAATCAAAACAAGTGCAGCAATTGCAGCATTATCAGCAATAGCAGCAATTATAACAGGCATAGTATTTGAAAGCGTAAAGCTAACAAGTTATTTTCTTGGAATATTTATAGTACTTAGTCTAATTAACCTAAATATCTATATAATACTAGGCATACTGGGTAAAGACACCAAAGACTTAGAAAATTAAGAAAATATCTATGATAAAGCTTATAAATATTATAACACAAATCATAATAGTACTAGGATGTTGTGCTATATTAATATTTACATTATCTATAGCAATAGCATTTGCTAAAAATGATTTCGCAACAATAACAAATATATATGATTATATATATATGTTAAACGTATCAATGAAACTCAATCATATAACATTTATGACAATAATATTAATGCTACTTAATATGATTAACAATACTATCTAGATTTGATTATCTTTATAGTAACTAAACAGAAAGCTAGCGCTGTAAAGACTAGCAATTAAATTAAGACTAACCAGAAGTTAGTCACAGACTGGTTAGTCATTTATTAACTAAACAAACTGTGCAAAATTATGTTATTCTAATTTAATTAAATTATGGCTCTTCTAATTAGCCTATGCGTGGTAATAGAAAATATGAAATCTGAGAATCGCAAACTCACTCAGAAAGTAAGAAGCAAAGATCAAAAAACGAGCAACCAATAGTGTGTAAAATAATGCTCCAAATATCTGTTGATTACTTGGGATATAAACTTTAAATTTTTTCAATGCGTATATTAAAAAAGTAGGAGTTGCCGAGAAATAAGACCCTCGATTGTGAAAAATATTGTTATTATAAATAACGGTATTGAGCGCAAGAGTCTAGCTAGTAAGTAGGATTCTCATAAAGAATCATTTCCACTATGAATCTAGTCACTAAATAAACACAATTAGCTACTGTGTGTAATAGTGAGTGTTGATAACACAAAAGAATAGTATAGTTTTGGAAGATTATACTATTCTTTTAAACAATCTATTATCTTATCCTAGGTATTAAGATAGTAAACTAATATTGACAATCTGGAAAGACAGATGTTTTCAAGATTGCACATGGAGATTGAACGCAGAAACATGTGGTAACTAAATAGGAGAGATCTGTTGGTTCAAGGTAGTTACGCTTAGTGTTTGCCTACTAAGTATCACTACACAGTCAGGTTGGAAGACTGACATTTAAAAAACTCAATAACTTCCCAAGACATTGAGGGCACCAGTTTCTTTATTATAAAACGCGCGCAAACTATCTAATAGATGTGAGTTGCTGCTCATAAAGTTTTAGGTGTAAAATGCTAATTATTTATTTCTATATTGTAAGGATACAGCCATACTATCCTTTACTTTATTATTACTTAACCATACACTACAGTCTGTGAAGATAGTAGTGTTTTAAACTGATTATTAACTTAAAATTAAGATAAAATGATAAGACATAAGATTTTAGATGTATGGGTTAAAGAAGATAACTCTGCATCACAAGAAGTATTTAGATGGTTTAAATATTCTATAGAAAAAGATTATAAATCTATAGAAATATTATCAGATATAAAGACTAGAAAAGATGAAACAGAATACATTAAACATCGTCTAGTACTAAAATATGACAACGGTTGTATTTCTGCGGAAGTTATAGATATGATTATTAAAGATTTTTATCCAAACTATGACAAAGATGGTAATAAGATTTTTTAAAAGATTAATTTGTAAACATAGTTATGTTATAACAAGTGAAAGACGTAATATATGTACTCATGAAGATATGTATGAACTTACATGTATAAAATGTGGAAAAACTATGTCAATAAACCTAGCAGATCCAAATTATATTAACAAATAAAATATTTAAGTTTAAACCATATTAAAATCAACATTATGAAAACAAGAAAACACTTTATCAGAAAGTATGAACTCTTAGCAAGATGTATCCAGACTAACTTAGAGTTATTTATACTACAATAGTAATGCAGCCAAGAGACAGTGGCAAGCCTGACAGAATGCAGAGCCTTAACTACATGTAGTATTAGTATCATCATAGTGTGTGGTACAAACGTGTAAGCACTATCTAAACTCAGTATGAAGAAGTTTTCACTATTTTAGATTTGAAAAATAGTTCTGAGCATCTGTCACTAGATGAACAAAGAGTGACAACGTAACTATGCGTAAATAGTAGGGGACAGCATTCGCTGTCCTCTTTATATAGTTAATCAATAAATAAAATAACATGAAACAGTTAGTAAAAATCTTATTTCACATAGAAAATAAAAAAGAACAAGTAGATAAAGTAGTATCAGGACTACATAAGTTCTTTAATATACCGCATCAAGATGCATACGAAATACTGTCTAAAGAATATGTTTGGTTAGTAGAATATTTTAATTCGGTAGAATTAGAACTAGATTTTCCAGAACATTCTACTGAAAAAGATATGTATAACTGTCTTATAACAGCATTTTCAGAAATACCGTTTAAGTGCGAAATTAACAATAAAAAATTTAATTATACACCAGCTTTTAGTAAAACAAAAGATACTGTTATTGAAAATTCAGAAACAGTCAAAATAATTACTAAGGCTGGGTATACTATTATACGCACAGAAGAACTTGAAGAACTAAAAAGAGTTAAAGGTGCATTAAAAGGTTTATGTGGAATCAGTAGAGCACTAGAAAACAAACTTAAAACTTTATCAAATGACATTAGAACAATTTCAGAATCTTAGAATCGGCGACATAGTAGTAACTAAAGTAATTAGTTCAAAACAAAGTCGTGTTAACCCTGTTACTAACATTGACAGAGGAAATCTAAAACTACACATAGGTAGAAGTGGAAAATGGCGTAGTTATTCACAATTTGAAGTATTAACTGCTGAATATGTAGTTAAATGGATCAAACGAAGAATAGATAGTAAATCATCTCCTCATTTTACTATTGAAGTTAAGAGTGATACTGAAGTAACATTTAAAGTTCATAAAAAAGTACAATTCAATCAATGAAAAAGTTAACAGAAAAACAAAAAGTCAGAAGGCAAATATTATTTAATATGCCTTACTTGTTACTTACTTTTCTTATTAAAGAAAGAGTATTAAATAGATTTCTAGATAATACTAGTAAATACGCAATTGTTCATAGTATAAATCTATCATGTCTTTATACAAAATTAAGAGATCCTTATGCAGCAATCGAATGTACATTCACATGGTATTATACAGAAGAAGGATACAATTTTTGGAAAGGACTTAATGATAAATATAAAAGTATATGGGAAATGAACGATTCTGGCGCATTGTTATTACTATCAGATTATTAGTATACTTACTAATATTATTAGCAATAGTAGTAACAATAGTATCTATAGCAAATAGTATTTAATCAATAAATAGTTATTATGCAAAAATTAATGTATTTTTTATTTGGGCTCATAACTGCATTATTTGCAGCTGTGATGATTATTGAACATCAAGGAATATATTTCTTTGATGAAGAAGTGTACGGACTGTTATATACCGATTATTGGAATTATTGGTATTACTCTAAAGTAGTGATAATCGCACTATTTATATTCTGCGTATTATCTTTTGTATATACACTTGGTAGTGGATATAAAGATAAAGACGATGGATACAAAGAAATCAAACCAAGCTGATTTAGCAGATGTATGGTGGGATAAATTTGAAAACTGGTATGAAACACATCCAGTAACAAGAGTATTAATTGTAATAGATGCAATATTAATAGCATTTATATACTTAGTATTAACTTAAAACATTATCAAAATGAGTGAATTTTTATTATTACATGATAACGATCATGATGGTAAGCCTGCTGTTATAAGAAAAGGCGTCATTACTTCAGTTATTGAATCGGATGATTATCCAGAAGGATGCGCCATTTATAGTAGAGGTACAGATGGAGAATATACTGTACTTGAAGCCACTGAAACGGTAGAAGAAGTTTTCAAGATGTTAAACCAATAAGAACATTTATCAAAAATGAAAAGTAAACATGTATTTTGGCTAATTATTGCAATATTTGCATTAATAGCTTTTGTCAATTGTGTAAGACCTCGTAGTCCTAAAGAAAAACAAATCCCTGAAACGGACACAATTGAACAAGTAGTAGCACCAACAGTACAAGAAGTGCTACAATGGCGTGAAAGTATGAGATTAGACAAGTATGTAGATAGCGTGTTCTTGGTTATGCCAGAACAAATACTAACTCAAATACTTGTTACTAAAGGTACAGATTTATCAAATCATGAAATTGTTTCTATTTATATTAGTAATAAAGACTTTTATGATAAATTAATAAAGAGGAGTATGGATATACAAAAGGAATATATACCAGATAGTATGCCAAGGTCTTCATTACCACAACTTAATAGTGACTCAATTCATGCCGCAGTACATTAGAAAGTTAGTGTTAAAATAGAACTTTAAATCTCATTATACAAAGCTGTATTAGTTCGTGAGAATAGATGCAGCTGCCTCCTTACTGTGAGAATCAGTGACAAACATGTGGGGCTTATATCTAATCATTTTAGAGGGCAGTATTACTGTCGTCTGAAGGTAGGTGGAGGAGATTAGTATTAGTGCAGACGTTAAAACCATGTACTCCAATAAGATTAGTTTGACAGCTATATCTGCTTATGAGTTAAAACTAAGTGAGAGTCATTTTAATTAGTATTTCAATTAAGCTGTATTAGTGTAGAAGCTACACAACGATGTGAATCGTCGAGCCTGCAATATACTGCAATATATTGTATAAACTGTTACATACCTTCTTTATTTACTGTAAGCGTACAGTAAAAATTGTGTGTTAATATATAATTAAGATTGATAAAACCATCTAGTTGCAGCTAGACGTCCTCAAAATATTGTATAATTAAAACTATTAAATATGAAAGAATGAATATTTTTAAGAAAATCAAACTGAAAATCAGTAGTTACAGAAGGCTAAAAGCCTATCATAGTAACATCAAACGACTTGCTGAATTAGAATTATTAGATAATCCTAAAAAGCAAAAAGAAGTTGCATTACGTTCACAATGTTTAATTCATGGGCACAAATGGAAAAATGAGCCTAATAACAATGAATTAAGCATTCCTATTACTAAAAGAACTTACTGTGAAAGATGTGGTAAGTACTACAGTCAAGAAATTTATAAACAACTTTAAATTCATATCAAATGAAATCTTTAAACTTTGTAATTATTGGAATTCCTGCATCAATCAATCAGGAAAGTATTGTAACAGCAGTAGCTCTTATGGCTAAGAAACTTGGTTTATCAGAAGTACATACAGAAATACTTGAAACAAGTAAGTTTGTAACTAGCTCTTCAAATAAACAAATGATTGAGGCTGTATTAAAAGATGTTATTACTGTGTGTACAGCAGCTGGTCTAATGAATATTGCTGCAATCAATGCTAACTTTTGGAAATTGATTGAAGATGGTAAGTTAACTAGACCACAAATTGAAATGATGCTAGATGAAAAAGAAGTTACAATCGAGTATCTCAACAAAAAGGGATGCGCTTATATCTTTGACCTTTTAGTACAAGCAATTAGAGTGTTATAATCATGGGAAAGACTTATAAAGAATCTCATTTTCCAGGTTCTAAACAATCAGGAAAAGCAGCTGAATATCAGTCTAAAAAGAGAGTTAGACATTCTAAAATGCAACCGTATAAAAGGGAAAGAGCTATAGTGTAATTTTTGTTATAAGTGAAATTATGAGCAGAAAACAAAGAAGTTTAGCTAGAAAGATGCATAATAAACTATATCTAAATGAAGCATTATTAGATGGAACATCTGTTCTTAAGGTGTTTAGAACACACTATAAAGCACATAAATCTAATTTTAACAACTTAGAAGCATATTATCGTCGTCTTTATATAAAGCTAAAAGAGAAAGAGGAAATGAAGAAGAAATTCTTAAGTGAAACACTTCCTCAAATAAAAGAAGCAAATAAACGTCGAGAAGCTGCATATTTAGCAGCTATTGGCAAGTAAACAGAATTACTAATTAAGTAGTTATGATAGAATCCAATCAACACAGAAGGTTATAACGCCAGACCCCTAAAGGTGATTAATACCTACGGACTATACAACGGTCAACCTTATTTAAGGTCAGGAGAAGGAAAAGGGCTAGCTATCAAATAAGGCGTACGAATAGATAGTATAACTTTCTATTTCTTTATTATTATGTGGACAAAAGAAGAACTAGAAAAGAAAACAAAAGAAGAACTGATAAGTATTGTTATTCAAATGCAGATAGATATTCAAGAAGAAAGAGATGAGATCTATCGCAGAAGTTTATCAGATACTTTATGGAGTTGATTCATTCACTTAAATAAATCAATTATTAACAATTAAAATCAAAAGAATTATGAAAAATTTTATGAACCCTGAAGGAATTATGTTAGGTGCAACAATGTTATGTGACAAAGCAACTGATGGAAGTTATAACTTTGAAGCTGGAATGAAAGCTCAAGAAGAAAAAGACGGTAAAGTTGAAGCGGCAGCAGTTGCAGAAGCTAAGAAACAGATACAACAAGAACAGTTAGAACGTGATTCTATGGAAGTAAAACATAGAATCAAAGAGTGTGACAAAGCTGTTTCTAAAGCTGAAAGAAACGGACGTTTTGCATCAAAACATAAGAACATTATGAAGGACTTTTCTGAAGAACTGAAGAAAGCTCAAGCTGAATTTGAAGCTACTGGTGATTACAAAGCTTGGGACAAAAAGTACTCAGAACTTACAGATAAGAAAGACGAAGCTATTGCAAAAGCGAAAGAAGAAGTCTTTGGTTCAAGATACGAAAATATCTATCTTTAATCAACATCCGTATTCTAAATGCTTTTATGCTAAAATAGAATAAAAGTCTAACCGCAAACTATATAAGTCGCATTGTCGCATTAAGGAGTTCGGGTAGATCGAACTGAATTGACAGTTCTATTTAATGCTTTTATGCTAATAATAGGAATACATGCCTACTGATCATGTGCTATAGTAGATCGTTTCTTTACCCCGTATGCTTTATGCTCCAAGGGTAATGATTCTCTGAGAGAATAGAGAATCTTAAAGAATAGTCTCATAGACGAAAAACAGTAAGTATATCAAAATACATATACATATAGTACTTATATGTCTATATTTCAATCGAGTCTCTAGCTTGCTAGATGAGCACTTGGTATAATATGTATTCTGTCAAAGATCTTTAAATTCTAAAGTAATAGAAGCTTTATGCTGTTATATACTAGATTCAATGCTTTATGCTCGTAATCAACAGTATATACTATTACTTTAGGATTATCTTATTAAGTATAGAGAGTTTGATCGCTCTCTATACTACTAAAAAGAGCATACTATACTATTATACTGACCCAACAGTATATGAAAATTCGTGTATGATGTATATCTCTCTAATTGAGGCGTTACTAACAAAGTATGAAGGCGCAGAAGTGTATAGAGCTCTTTTACAATATTGACTGTTAGGTCATTGGATGAATCGTTTGGACGAGGGTTCGACTCCCTCATGCTCCACACCCTTTGCGGTTGAATAAAATAGTCAGAACAAATTGAAAATGTACGTGTACATATAACCAATCTGATAACGGAGTGTCCCGCACGGTTGTAGCATAGAATCGTTAGCTACCGTTTGACCGTAGCGTATAACGGCGCCTTGGGGCATTATGGTTTTGACAGCGAGGATGAAAATGAATAGGTCAATAACGTCAGAAATGACAAATCTTTTGTAACAGACTATACTCATATCGCAGCGTGATATGATAAGTCAACGGCTAAGCTAATGTCGTAAAAAGCTGGTTAAGAAATACTATGGATGTAACGGGTAACATCACAACACTGATAAGGTTGAGTTATAGGTTCGAGTCCTATTAGTATTACAAATTATCAAAATTAAAAACAAAAAGTATGAGTATATTAGATTTATTAAAGGAAAAGACTGCCGATGAAAAACAGAACTTTTTAAATTCTATAAGAAGTAAAACATCTGCTAAATTAAAGAACACTGATGATAATAAAATATTAGATGTACTAAATATAGTAGATGCGTTTAATCCATCTTTATCTGTTTCTAACTTAGTTAAACAAACTTCATGTGTTTCTAAACGAGATATAGTTTTACCTACAGAAATATTAGGTCAAGGTATAGATCAAATACCTTTACAAAAATATGATATTATTAGAACAAAAATAGGAGTGTGTGAACATTATGGAGTAATCTATAAAATAGATACTGAGCTAAATATTGCTTGGGTAGTAAGTATAACTAGCGATATTACTTTAGATAATTTAATTCCTATTAAAAAGAGTAGATTATTTAAAACATTCTTTGTAGCTTATTTTCATCCCGTATTCTTAAATAAAAACAATTATACTTTTTGTAATGTTTTTGATAATAAAGAAGAATTTGATGAAGCCATAAGAATCATTAAAAAATATTATAAAACAAATTTTAGAGTATGAAAATAGATTATAACAAAACAGCAATCATTCCTTTAGATTATAGCAAAGGAAGTAAAGGTTTATGACTAGCAGTTAAAAAGAATAATAAATATATTCTAAGATTACTAGCTATATTTGAAACAGCTCTCATTGAACAAATCAAAATAAGTAACAGAGATTTGTTTGATTATAATGTATTTTACAATCTGAAAGAAGCATTGTTAGATTATGATTTTACTTTAACTAAAAAGAATTATAATCAATTAGACGCTTTAGCTTCAATAAACGAAAAGAAGCATTATGAACAATACTTAAAAATATTTTGTAGATGAAAAAGACTTTAAATCAATTAAAGGCAAGTCGAAGGAACTTATCTCTTATGCTTTTAGCAGGCATGATTACTAATCTGAAACACATTAAACATTTTGTTAGAGACACAGAAGTAGTAATAAGAATAGATACACTATTAACAGCTATAGAAAGACTTCAATCTTCAATTAGAGAAACTACTTATGAATCGTGGTCGGCATAAAAAGAGTAAAGAAAAAGAATTTAACACTCAAGCAGAAATCTTATATACTATACGGGAAAAACTTCATATATTATTATCAAGATATAGAAATCAATCGACATGTAGTACTAAGGATTTTTATGCAAAAGCGTGGATTAGTAGTAATGATGGAAGAGACTATTATGGAATAACCGCATGGTATATTAACAATATATATTCTCTTAATAATTTTATAGATAGAGTTAAAATAGAACTTAATAAAGCAACTATTAAAAATAAAATCTATTTAATTAAGTTTGATTTTGGAAGTAATTCAAAAACATTTAAATATAAACATGAGTAAAAAAGGCTTAAGAGGTTTTATTAGGAATAAATTACCTAAGACTTGGGAAATTGTTCTTACAAGAGAACGTAAACTTACTGCGTTCATTGAGTATGTATATGAATCAACTCCATCAGTAATGAAGGGAGGTAGAGGTTGGCGACATGGTGTACATAACATTACAGTCGGATACAATAGATGTAAAATCTATGAAATGTTTCAAGCTGAAAGAAGTAAAGAAGGCTTGATATATTGGGTAGGCATCTATAATAAAATTAAAGATCTTGAACATCAAATGAATTAACATGGAAATTGTTCAATATGTTCGCTGGACTGAACCAGGAGAGCGAGAAAGACTACAAGAAGTAATGCAGCAATGCAGTGGAGAGATGGAATTCAGAAAGAAAGTAGCTTCTGAATTCAATATCAGTCCAATGGATGCAGCAGTTGTAGTAAAAAGATTCAAAAACGAATTTATCAAAATACTTAAAACAAAAGGATTATGTTAAAAGCAGGTATGTGGATCGCACAAGGTCCAGAAACTAATGTATTACTCCTTTTAAGCGGAGTAGAACCATTATTAGAAGTAGTAGGTGCAATTGATCTTAATTACTTTAAACAGAATGGTAAAGCTAAAGATCTTACTAAAGACAGTCCTGAAGTAGTAGATATTATGATGTATCCTGAAAAGTATACGTTTGCATTACCATCTATTACTGAAGTAGTTGATAATGTAGGCATTGGTGATTTACAGACTCTAGAAGGCTTAGGAGAAGATTCTAGAAAAGATAAAATCATCGAAGAAGGTATTGCTTACTATAAATCAACTTTACCATTATATGGTATAGAACAAGCTAAAGTAAGAACTAGACTGCATTTAAAGAAGAAATACAGCCTAAAAATGTCTCAAGCTAACTATGTATTCACTGTAATTTGTAAAGCACTAAACAGAGAACCATAATGAGCGATTTTAAGAGACTTATTGAAGCACTCAATGCTGAATTAGAGGAACCTTATAGGTTTACTTTAGACAAGATTATATCTTCTGCAAATTTTGATACTAAAGTATTAGGATATGCAGATAGTGTATTAGATGATTGGGCAAATATACCACCTGATTTAAAATCTAAAATAGTTACTAGTAATACTTGTCTAAGTATCAATAAGTGGATAAATAGAAGACTATGGATGGATATTCTTAATAATCTGTTAGAAGATAAAATATTAAGTCTTCAGACTAGATTAGTAAGAGTAAGGATTGCTATTAATATGTCATTGAAAATGGCATATCCTCTCAATGAAGAAGAGAAAGAAGAATGGAGAGAACATATCTCAGATGTATTCTATAAAAGATGTCTAGCAGTAAATAATTATTATTGCAAAGAAATTATAAAACTTCCCTTCTGAATTTAAGGATTGTAGTTATTGGGTTAACTACAATCCACTAAAATTTAGCTATATGACACAAGAAATAATAGATCTAGTGGAGCAAGCTAAACAAGGTTCTCAAAAAGCATTTAGTAAGTTATACTATAAGTATAAAACTGATATTTGGTACACTATTATGGGTGTAGTTAAGAATACAGATGTTGCTGATGATTTAACATCAGTAGTATTTACTAAAGCTTATGAGAAATTATCTATGTATACTCAACATATTTCATTTAATATGTGGTTAAAAACTATTGCTGTTAATGCATCAATAGACTATATACGTAGAAACAAAAAAGAGCAATTAAATAACTATGTTGATGAAGATGAAAATCCAATTCAATTATCTGCATTAGAGAGAAGTCCTGAAGAAGATTTGATTCTAAAGGAAAAGTTAGATATAGTCTTACAAGCTATACCTACTCTTAAGAAGAAATATAGAGATTTGATTAATGCTCGTATAGATGGTTTATCTTATAAAGAGATAGCCAGTAAGCTTGCAATGAATGAATTAGCTGTAAAAGGTGATTTAAACAAAGCAAGACAAAAACTTAAACAGAAAACAGATTATTAACAAATACTTTCAACAATATGACTAGTTTTTGTTTACTCCTTTTAGGAGCATTAGCATCTTTTATCATTTCTAGAATGTGTAAAAGTGCTAGTTTGTACGTATTCTTAGTATGCGTACTTTTACTAGGCTTTGTTGTAGGTACTGGAGTAAAAAAGGTAGTTGCAAATACCTCAGATACTCCTTCTCAAGAGTTAGTTGTTACTATGGCTCCTAATCCCACATCTCAAGGTTCTACTGCTTTTGTAGGGACAGTAGATAACCAATCTTATGAAATGGGTCAGGAAGACGGAGGTGAGACGTTAGTAACAACTGATAGAGAAGATATACCTACCATGCCTAACAATGCAGAGATAGAAGATGACAGTTGACTGCACTTAATTTCATAATTTAAGTGTATTAATTGTTAAGTTATTAATTTATTTAAAACATAATCAATATGGCAAAAAGAAATAAAGGTGGAAAGACTCCAAGTGCAAAAGCAGCAAGAAACTTAGAAGCTTTGAAAAAAGCTAAAGAAGCAGTAGAAGCTTCAGCTAAAGTAGAAACAACAAAAGTAGAAGATTCTAAACCAGAAGAAAAGAAGCCTGAAGAGAAACCAGCTAAACAAAAGAAAGGTGGTATCTATCAGACTCCAATGGGTAAATCAGCATATGAAACTCATATGTTGTGCACAAAATCACCGTATATGAGTCTACTTTCTCTTAAGATTGAGAAAGACAGTAAAGGCATTGAAAATATCAAAGCCGAGTGGAAGAACAATGAAACCAGTGAAACTACTAGTGTTCTCTTCCCAGTATCTAATGTAAAGGAGGGAGACGGAATTGACGTCAAACGGATTAAGGAAGGAATTAAGAATCCTATTCCTGCTGAAGTTCCTGAAACTAAGCCAGTTGAGGAGCCAAAGAAGGAAGATCCTAAATCTACACCTACTGAAAAGAAACCTAAACAGCAGAAGCCAAAGAAGGAAAAAATAGAAGAAGTAGAAGCTGAAGAAATTGACATCAACAATACTCCGACTATTAAAACAGCAGCAGCTCCTGCGCCTAATATCGTAACTCAAAACAGTGACAGAATTGATGCAAATCACTCAGTAGATTTGATGAATGCAATTCTGAAACGCCGTGAAGAGATTAAAGACGATCGGGCAATGTATCAAGCAACAGGAAAACAGGCAGACCTTATGATGTTTGTATTAATTCAGAAATGGAACGACCAGTTCAAGAATGATGCAAAAGAACAAGGTTTTACTGTGAACGAAGAAATGTTTGCATATTTGAATGAAACAGCTTCTTTGTTCCTCGGTGTTAATTTGCTTCCTAGCAAAACATCTGATGGACAGCTCGAAATTAATTTCAAAGATGCTGTCGCAAAGACAAATCCTGAAATGCAGAAAGCTTTAGAACAAGATGCTAAAGTTCCGCAAACTCAGGAAATGCCAAAACCCGAAGAATGTGTTACCGATGAACAGAAAGTAGCAGCAATGTGTACTATTATGAACATGCGGCACAAGCAGAAATCAGGAGGTATAGGTAAGAATGTAGCAAATATGATTGAATTTGCACGAGAAGCTTATAAGCTTGATAAAAATGCAGAACCAGCACAAGTATTAGCAACTGTATTGCTTAAGATGAAAGAAGCAGGACGGAATGCTACATTACTTGAAGGTTGTGCAAATGCTATTTGGGGTAACCTAACAGGTAATTTGTCAGTTTTAGCATCTCATGCTTGGCTTAAGAATCAATTAACAACATACAACGATGCGCAAGTTGCTAATGTTGTAAAAGTATTCTTAGCTAAGAAGATTACTGATGAAACTGCAAAAAACAATAATTACGAAGAAGAAGCAAAACGGTATTCTCAATTAATTAGTGGAACTAATGACGATCTGATCAATCGTATTATTACTTCTGCTAATAATGAAGGTAAAGATGAAGATAAACTTGTATATCCGGAAATCAAAGGTCTGAATCTTAAAGGTAAACACATTTCAGCAATAAAGACTGTAAACAATCTACGGATTGCTTATGGAGCAGAAATGAATGACAAGATGTTGAAACAAGTAATGCAGAAAGTATCTAGCTTGTACACATCAACCTCTTTGAATCCTCTTACTTTCTATATTGAGAAATCTGCGTATGCTACTAAAAAGTAACAACTAACGCATTATCAAAATGAGTAAAAAACCAACAGTTTTGTTTACGCTAGCAATGCTAGCTTTCGGTGGATATGTAGGATTTATAACTAACTATACAAATACAGCTACCGCACATGAGTATGTGATTCCGAAGTTCACAGATGTACCTCGGACAAAAGACTTTAATATTGATATTAATTTGAACAATAACGCTATAAAATTAAATGGACAAAGCAACCCAGAACAAAATATCAATGTTGAAATCAAAAAGAAAGACAGTATCATCTATCTAACTTCTGTTGTAGAGAAGGAAGTACCTAAATACATTAAGGTAAGAGAACTGCCATCAGTTAAAGAGAATAAAACCACTTGTACGGATATTCTCCAAAGACTGAAACAAAAACAATCAGAGAAGATAAATCTGAGTCGCAACTAGAATAGCCAATGCGATTATAGAGCTATAATGGTGTATATCCAGAGATATCTAAATCAAAGGATTAGAAAGTAAATGGTTAGATTGCTTTCTTAAAATTAAGATAGTACAGAATATTAGTAGGAATAGAGTATAGCTACAACTATAGGCTATTACTGAAAGTATAATAACTTATTGTGTCTATATACTATCTATAGACTGAAGAAACAATAAGATAGAGGGAGAGCGTGTACAACCCTCTTGTTTTTGGTGAGAACCGACTGGAGACAGAAACAGAAGACGCAATTAGTAGAGAGCAGTCTACAAAATTAAACAGTACAAGGGGAACGAAATCCTCTTAAGTTACTCGCAGACTTATCATAGTTTGAATCAAGAAGGAGTAATAAACACGATGATGCCCAACAAATCGTAGTGTCCAAGACTACGTGCTGAACATTATCGAGCATATAACGCTCTAGGGTAGCTCCAAACTCCCCTTTATGGCGTAGACCATATAAAAATGTCAGTATAGTGTTCTATACTTATCTAAACAGTTATATTGTAACTTAATAAGTTTAGAGATAGTATATATGAAGATACTTAATTATAATATTATAGCACTACTTATTGAAAAAATATTGATAGATTACCTGGATTAGGTGTAAAGCCTATGCACAATGTTATGATACCAGTTCATAACTAATCCTAAGCTTGTATTACTATACACTCCAGTATAGAGGGATAGAGTGACAAAGTGAGTAGTAGATTGTGTGCCTATTGGCTGAGTAGCAATGATCCAATATTAATAAATAAGGAATCCTGCAACGGACCTCTTTAGGAAATAAGGAGTATGTGAGTTCAAGTAATATTATAATAAACTCAGTTGTTATCTATCTGAGTATAAACTTAGAGTGCTTTGCAACAGGAATATAAAGATAACTAGCGGATGAAGTGCGCAATAACACTATTTCAATACTAAGCGGAAGACATAAAGCTTAGAAGTACTAAATAATTTTATCCAGAAGCATAACTGGAGTTTTATCAAATTTGCACAAGGTGAGATACTCTATCCTTAAGAGTATATGTGAAAGTGAGCATCGCCCTACTCCTAGGTTGAAGAGAAGCAGACACATTAAGAGACGGACACGAAGCAGACCGGAGAAAAATCTGTGCATTGCACTAAGTAGTAGTCTTAACGGGAAGTGACAGAATGTAAATCTATTTAGGAAGTCTCTATTTACGAGAGAATAAACATGTTTAATTTAACTAATGAGGAAGTTCAATGGTAGGTTTTAGGACGAGTAGTGATAAGAAGACGAAAGTAAATCCGAGCCACCCTCGACTGTACAATATAATTGCTGACATTTGAAACATTTAAAGTATATTGCGCAACAATATATGTAAAGTGACGCTGATTCCTTACATTAAAGGATGATAGGTGGAAATCCTAAAGTTATGTGCAGAATAAGAACAAAGTCGTAAGTACACGCAGCCTTAGAATAAACTATTAGGCTATAGAGTGGGTGTTTTGAAACATAAACAGCTCAAAATAAAATTCGGTAGAAGTATTACCGATAGTGAAGTAACAGGTGTAGGTTATGAATCATATACAGTACTCCTTACTATAATAGGAAAAAGAGCACGTTATAGTTGCTGTTAGGCTCTTTAAACAATCAGAAACTAACATAGCATTCGATTTTCAGATAATTTCAGTTATAATGTTATTTGATGGGTATAAATCTCCTACCGTTGGAGTCCCGTTGTACCTTTTTAGGTATTAACTAGCATAGCATTCGATTTTCAGATGTCGAATTACATATCTTTTCATAGTTTAGTATTGATAATTTTATGAAGAACGGCTGACTCATCTGTCTCATGAGTAAAGTCCTACGGGGAATGCCGAGTGAAGTAATAACATCACGTTCTAGTAGTAATGTTAATAATACGAAAGCTTATCTTATAGTTTTTCAGATTACTTATCAAATCTTAGCAGAATTTCGTTATAGAGTTTTACTGTTTGAATACAAGAAGTGGTTTTTAAGTTTTTAACAAACGAATAGATATTAGACACTATTCCACTTAGATAAAAGAACTCTATAGCTTACTTTTTAAATTAACTTAGTATTAACTTACTCCGTAGGTGGAATCAACCACGGAATCAAGAAAGGAGAGATTATGGAAACAACAAAATATGAAAGCGTGTTCAAAAATCCAGAAGGTTTTACTCAGCAAGAAATTACGCAGTTACGTACTAAAGTAATTGCATTTAGCCGTGCTTTAGTTGGTCGGCGGTTGGCAATCCCCGTAAGTGATTATTTGGATTTGAATTACAAGAAGAAACTAGCTGGTGATATGCCGGGTCTTGTACTTGCAAATCCGATGAAGAAGTATATGATTGAAACTGTTGATTTGTTCAACGTAGATATCGTGCGGACTGCAAATGGTAAGATTGTTATTATGTTTAATAATGACGAAAAGTTGCAGTTTGATTTACGGGCAGATGTAGATATTGTATTGAAAGCTGGTCCGAAAGATGTTCAAGATGCTATCTTGAAGTTTGAAGCAACTGGAGAACGGTCTCCGTTCTGGAATGTTAAGATGGTAACAGAAGTTATCACTCAGTTGAATCAGAGTAATTTGACTGATCTTAACAATTTTATTGATGAATTGGCAAATCAGGGAGCTTCTCTGGAACAAATCAATAAGATTACTAAGGACGACACTACTGCTTACTACAAGAGCATTGACGAGTAATTAATCTTAAGTACATAAAGCTATGGCAACAAATAAAAAGCCAATAGATTCATATCACTTGCAGATGTTACAGCTAATTATGTCTGATCCTCGTATTCAAAATAATTTGCTAATGGATGGGAGCAAAACAATTAAAGTTGGATATGATGGAACAGTATTAATAGGACGCCACAAATATGGTTGGGTAAATAAGTGGTTTAATTCCTATTATGTAATAGACTTTTTTAGTTTAGTACAAAGAATAGCTTTTATCATCACAGGTGTAGAAAGTAACAATTGTGATAAGTCAGGTTTGGTTGGGTTTCTGACAGAAGCAATTGATAAAGTACTTAAGAAAGATGAAAAAGAAAAAGTAATCGAGTTATTATTGTATTACTGTACATTACTTGATGAAAACAGTCCATTGAAATTGACCTATGATATTACAAAAGATGACCCAAGCTTTGACAAAAATATGGGTAATAACAGCAAGCGACGCAAAATGGTTGGGGTAGCAAATGCTTGCATAGATTTTGGGTATGAAAGAATACCCGTCAGTTTACATGTTGAAGGAGATTTATAATCGAATATATACATTTGGTTGGGTTCGTATTAAGTAGAAAATAATTGAAAATCAACATAAAATCAGTAAGAGTATATACATTTGGTTGGGTTCGTATATACTCTTACTTACTTGCCTCTGATAATGTTACTAAGGTAACTAAGTGTTGGAAAGCCGAGAGAAGAAGAATCGGATGCCGTATCGAGATGTGACAGAGGCGCTAACTCTTTGATCTTGTCTGTCTTATTTCTTAATTTTATTGTTATTCATATCAGCGGTCTGTGAAGATAGCTGATATTTTAAGTTATTAGACTTTGATCGGTCTATTAACTACACAGGTAGACTTTCTAATATACTATGTAATTAACTAATTGTCAAATTATTAAAATCAAGTATATATGAAAGCAAATAAATTTATTGAACAGCGTGATAAACTATCAGCAGATATTACTAAGTATTGGAATATTATTTCTATTGAGAATGTAGTAAATCGTAATTATCAGCGTACTTACGATTTGAAAGAACTTTATAATACAATTAAAGGTCTTACAGATGATCGAGTAATTGTTAAATTAAAGATACTATGTATCAATATGGGTATAAAGAAATTTAGTGATTTACCAGCTGATTGTAATCAATTAGATGTATTTAAATTATGTGAATTACAAGAAATGAAAGTACATCTAAGTCGTATACGAACTTTGAATCCTGTTCTTAAGTCTAAGAAAGGTAAAAAAGCTCTGAATAAGACTGAAGTTTTAACTTCAAACTGGGTTAAAGCACGAATAAAAGAACTCGATTTAGAGATTCTGAAATTAAAAGAGAAACTTACTAAGTTCAATGAAGAAACAGAATTTGATGATTCTGCTGCTCCAATGTGCTTAGCAGCTTAAAATATAATAAGGAAGCGATAGGGAGAGTACGTACGGGAAATCTTAAAACATTAACCTATTCAGCTTCCTTTAGTTTTTAACTATTAAAATCAATTGTTATGAATCAAGATACTAGAAATAAGAAAAATGCTAAATACCAGCAAAACTTACAGAAACGTTACGGATTAACTAAATCCTCAGATTATAAATCTATGTGTAGTAAAGGAATATCTTTGTCAGAAAATATTAAACCTATGACAAAGGAATTTGTAACTACTCGTCGTCATGATAAAATAGTAAGTAGAGAAGTATATACTTATAAGTGGACTCCTGAAGCTACTAATGCACGAAAGGAGTATCATGAAACTAAAAAAGGCATAGCTAGTATTCCTAAGAAACCTACACAGGTATCTGATAAAAAGGATAAAAAACAGTTATTAGAAGAACGTCCTTATTCTGGTTACCATAAAGAATTGGTACAGAATCTATATGGTAGCAATAAAGCAGAAAGTATTGCTAAACAACAAGCTTATAAAGCAGCTCACGAAGAGAAAATTAAGAAAGTAGCTAAACAACTTGAAGAATTCAAGATGTCTAAGAAGCTACAGTATTTAGAACAAAGACCGTATAAAGTAGTTATAGCTACTACAAACGATAAAGAGTTTAAAACAAGCTACTCTAATCTACCTATTGAACAACTTATCGAAGTAGTTACTAAACTAAATACAAAGTTATCTGATAAGTATAGTAATTATGAATCTATTACAATAGTAGATAGAGCAACTTTAGAAAAGAAATGCTTTGCTAAACATTTGCCAGAGATAAAGCAAGCAGCGTAGAGCGACAGACTTTTAGCAGGATAGTCTATAAAGAATCCTGCCTCATGGGGTATTCAGCTAGTAGGCAAGCGCAGGGTACAGGGAGGAATATTAGAGAGACTCTAATACACTATTTATAGTGCTGCAACCAATCGGCATCATGGGTTCGATTCCCATATACTCCACTAAATTTATACGCTATGAAGATAAGAGGAAAAACAGTATATGTCTATGATATTGAAGTTTTCCCAAATGTATTTCATTGTACAGCAAAGAATACTGAATCAGGGAAGTTTCATAAATTTGAGATATCAAGCAGAAAAGATCAATTATCAGAATTAGTTGATTTCTTTCGTGTACCAAATATTAATGCACCATTAAAATTTGGAGATCTCTATACTACTGAAACTCAAATTGATTCAAATAAAATCTTTGCAGGATATAATAATTTACATTATGATAATCCTATTATTAACTATATAATAGATTATTATGATATACTTAAAAATAAACCATATCTAAGGATATGTGATAGTATTTTTAACTTAAGTAGAACTATAACTACATCTCAAGCAGATGACAACATAGAAGCGTGGAAAAAATGGAAATATCAAGTATGGTATGATTCATTTGATATACTTACTATGTTATATTCACAGAAATTACGTGTTGGATTGAAGGAAATGCAAGTAACTATGCAATATCCTAATGTTCTAGAATTCAATGGAGACTTTAATAAGTTTCTAGAAGAAGATAGAATAGAAGAAATGATTGAGTATAATGTGAATGACGTTAATTCTACTGAAAAATTATTAAATCTGTGTTCTGAAGATATAGAATTAAGAATAGCTATCGAAGATGAATATAAAGTAAGAGTACTAAGTAAAGATGGAGTAAACATTGGAATGAAAATTCTAACGCAGAAATATCTTGAAAAGACTGGTTTAACATGGTGGGATATTAAAGACTTGAGAAGCCCAGCAGATGTTATAGACCTAAACAAAGTAATATTGCCTTATATAGAATATAAAGATCCTATACTTCGTAATGTACTATCTGATATGAAAAAGCAGATAGTATCACCAGGTAGGAAAGGATACGAAAACAAATTTGTATTTAGAGGATTAAAATATTCTGTAGGAGTTGGTGGTATTCACTCTGAAAATAAACCTGAGATAATTATTCCTAAGGAAGATGAAATGTTAATAGATATTGATGTTGCATCTCTGTATCCTAGTATGATAATAGAGTATAAATTCTACCCAAAACATTTGGGTTCTGAATTTCTAGAAGTTTATAATCAAGTTAAAGATGAACGAATAGAAGCAAAACATAATGGTATTAAGACTAAAGATAAAACGCTTAAATTAGCATTAAACGGTCTTAGTGGTAATCTACAGAATGAACATAATTTCTGTTATAGTCCTTTTGCAGTAATGCAGATTAGAATAAACGGACAATTACTATTACTTATGTTAGCAGAAAGATTATCTGATATTGGCTGTAGAATAGTACAGGCAAATACAGATGGTTTATTTGTTCTTCTTAAGAAGAATCTGTATGAAAAATTACAAAGTATATGTAAGGAATGGGAACAACAAACGAGACTAACCCTAGAGGAAGATCGTTTTGAAGCTATGTATCAGTATGCTATTAATGATTATATAGCTGTAAAAGAAGGTTATCAAGCAATGAAGAAATTGTTTGAAACTGAACCAGAGAAAGCTCTAAACAAAAAGAAAAAACCTTATACTTCTTTAGATATGATTAAAGATGATTATATTAAAGAAAAAGGTATGTTCATTACTAAGGTTTTACTTGGTAAGGGGATGTCTGCAAAGATTATTCCAGAAGCTATTAGAGATTATTTTGTTGATGGTATTCCTGTAAAAGATACTATCTACAATTGTAAAGATATTAAGAAGTTCCTTACTTACCAGAAAGTAGATAAGAAATTCTCTGTAGAATATAATGGAGAACTGACACAAAGAATCAATAGATTCTATGCATCTACTAATGGTCCTTATTTATATAAATGTAAAATAGTAAATAGAGATGTTGAGATACCACAATATCTTGTATGTCTCAAAACAGGAGAAAGTATAATAACTACAGATCCAAATCAGTTTTACTATAATTCTAATGTAGAACAGATATTACCTTATAGTTCAAAGATTATAACTAAAGGTACTAGAGTAGATTATACGAATCTACTTACTGCATCTGGTGTTACTATACTAAATAAATTTGATAATAAACCTATAGAAGAAAGAAAGATCAATTATCGCTACTATTTAAAGGAAGCGTTAAAGATCATTGAAGAATTAAAACCAAGACAACTAACGTTGTTTTAACAAATATTTCCAGATTGTATCAAAAGTTAGTTCATAAAGTACTATATTATGATACTAGAATTAGATACAACATTATTAGATATTTTTGGAGAAATATCAATTAATCAGTTAGTATTTTTAACTCTTGTGTTGAATGATAATCAAAGTAATAATCAAGACGTTCACAAGTTTCTCAGCCGAATAAGTGAAAACGACATACAAGAGTTAATCGACAATGACCTTATCTCCTTTACTACTTCAGGAGATAATAAAATTTATAGTCCTACAGAAAAACTATTGTCAAGTACAAAACAAGATAAGACATGGTTTGATGAGTTCTATGAAGTATTTCCAGTGTATGTTTTAAGACCAGATGGTACTAAAGGTTTTTTACGATCTAATATAAATAAATGTCGTAAAGAATATAATCGTATCGTAGGTAAATCTAGAGCAATGCATGAACACCTTCTTCAATGTCTTCAATATGAAATTGAAAACAAAATGATAACTGGTAAAATAGGTTATATGAAGACGATGTGGAAATGGCTCACTCAACATGAGTGGGAGGTTATTGAAGAGCAAATGAGTTATGAATCTGAAACGCCTGTAAGTTATGGAGAATACGGAACAGAATGCCGTTAAAATACTACCTTTTGAGTCAATATCTCAGGTAGCAAATAAATCCATAAACTACATTAAAGCTAGAAAAAATCATAGTATAGTATCATTAAAAACTAGATGGGATAAATTCAATAAAGCTACTGGCGGAATTGAACCAAATATGATATTTACTATAGCTGGTATATCAGGTAGTGGTAAGAGCTCAGTTGCAAATATGTTAGTAATGGATTTAATTGATCTTAATCCTGATCAGGATATCGTAGTATTATACTTTAGTTTAGAGATGGTAGACTACAGAAACGTTGGTCGTGTAATAAGTAATAAAACTAAGAAAACTGTATCTGAATTGTATAGTTCAGTAGAAACACTTAGTGATGAAGACTTATTAAGAGCTGAATCGGCAGCTGAAACCATTAAGAAATACAATATATACTTTGTTGATAAAGTGTGTAATGTAGAAGAAATAGGTAATACTATAGATTACTTTCATAATACTGTAGCTAACGGTCGTTGGCTAATAGTAGTATTAGACCACGTTCTTCTAGTTAATGGAGAAGGTGGAGAAAGAAGTACAATAGTCGATTTACAGAAAATGTTTATACAGAAGAAGAAACTTTCTAATACTAGTATAATACAGCTTTCACAGATGAATCGTAATATTGAAAGTCCTGATAGAATTAATAATCCAAGTACTCACTTCCCAATGAGAAGTGATTTATCAGCATCTGACGCAATATTTCAAGCTAGTGATTTTGTTATTGCTGTTCACAGACCAGAGATACTTAATCTAGCTATATATGGAGTACGTCGTCTACCTGTAAAAAATAAGGTTTATATGCATTTCTTAAAAGTAAGAGATGGTGAACCCTGTATATTAGAATTTGAAAACGAACTTCAATATGGCAATCTAATTGAAACAAATACTGCAAGTGCTGAAGAACAAAAAGTAGTATTTAAACAAATTAAAAAAGGCTGATTATGAAAGGTTTTACAATTAAACTTCCGAAACAAAATATTGACCCTCAGGGTTCTTTGAAAAATCGTATATTAAACGAAGTTAAAAACCGCTTACCGTTTGCTAAATGGTATGGAATTCACACTCCGGAAGATCCGGAATACAGTATATCATATGCAGGTCCTGAAGACTTGCTATGTTTTGGATGCAACCGAAATGCACATTTCTCTGCATTTAATAAAAAATATTATCGACCGACATGTTCATATGATAATTCACTTACATGTCCGTTCGCAAATCGAGCATTTAAGTTGCGTCAATATGATGCTATTTCAGAATTTGATTTAGCATTAAAACGATTAGCAGAATATGCTAAGATTATGGAAGACTATGAAGAAGATCGTGGTTACGATTTTACTTACATGGGTCAACCTGTACGTATTTACCAGAAGTTTATTCAAATTGGTTATACAATCATTCCTATTGATAATCCTAGTCTGTTTTTGAATAACTATCGTAAAGCAGATAAAAATAATATAGTAAATGTTATTATTAATATTAGTAACAGTACTACTGTTAACAATATTCTCAACAATGAATAACGAATAACTTTACATTGTGTAAAATTTCAGTTTTTGTCAGATAATTTCAGAATCTCACAGGTAAAGCGTTAACCTATTTTAATATGTTAATACTACCAAAAGAGAAAAACAAACCAAAGGTTAATAATCCAAGATTTTTAATCCTATTTGGTAAACCAAAATCAGGTAAAACTACATTATTATCTAAGCTTGATAATTGTCTTATAATTGACTTAGAGGGAGGTTCAGAATTTCTAGAAGCTCTCTCTATTCAAGCTCGTACTATTGAAGATTTAGGTAATATATCTAGAGCAATCAGTGAAGAAATCGCTACAACAGGAAAGAAACCTTATAAATATATTGCTATAGATAATGCTACTAGACTCGAAGAAATATGTTTAGGATATGCTAAAGTTCTGTATTGTCAGACACCAATGGGCAAATCTTATAAGGGAGATGATGTTCGTACATTACCAAATGGTAGCGGATATCTCTACTTAAGAGAAGCAGTTAAAAAAGTAATAAACATGTTTAAAAATCTTTGTGATAATTTTATTCTTATAGGTCATACTAAAGATAAGATGATTAATAAAGATGGTGAAGAGCTTATAGAAATGGCTATAGATTTAGTTGGAAGACTAGGTGATATAGTATGTGGTGAAGCAGATGCTGTTGGTTATGTCTATCGCAAAAAGAATGAAACTATTATATCTTTTGAAGGTGGAGATAACTCAGTAAGAGAAGCTAGAGCTCCTCACTTACGAGGTAAAAAGATAGTTATCGCAGAAAGCGATGAAAATAATGTTATTAATGTTCACTGGGATAAGATTTATTTAGACGAGTGTGCAGCCTGATTTAAAAACTTAAAAATATTGAAATTATGACATATAGTAAAGAACGTGCAGCAAGTATTAGCAAAAGTGATATTAAGTATATTCCCGCTGGTATTATTGAAAATGTAGTATTGAAAAGTGTAAAAACAGAAGTTTCTCCGAATGGTAATCAATTCTTAGAAATTGTTTTTGAGAAAGATGGAGCGACATTAACTCATACAGAGTGGAAACCTACACTCGGTGGATTTGTAACTACAGAAGAACAACTCCAAACAAAAATGGATAAACAGTATTCTCGTATGTTGCAGATACTTAACTGTTACTATAAAGACGAAGAACTTGACTTTAATGGCGAAAGCTTTGAACAGTTTGCTCAGTGGATTACTGATATGCTGAACAAAGTAGATAAGAGTAAAAAACTTAGAGCTAAAATAGTATATAATGATAAAGGATATACTACTTTGCCTAATTATGCTAAGTATACTTTTATTGAACCTATGGAATTACCAGAAGGTAAATCATCTTCTATTGCTATGCTAAATATTGACCAATTTACAAAGCCTGTTGTAGCAGATAAAGAAGTAAAAAACGATAACCCGTTTAGTGCAACTTCATCTACTACTAATACACAAGCTTTTACAGATAAAACAGATGATCTGCCATTTTAATATGAAGTAGATCATTATTAATAAATAAGGGTAGTGTAAAAGCTACCCTTATTCTTTTTTAATCATTAAAATAAATCATTATGGTAGAAATAGAACATATTCAAGATATAGAAAAAGATCAACCTGCAAAGTCTAGTGCAAAAGAACAGAAGTTAAAAGATCCTAAAGATTTAACTACAGAAACTCAAGATACTGATGCATCTGAAGCTACAGAGCATGATGAGCAGATTGAAAATCAAGAAGACAATATACGTGAAGATAGCACCTTAGTTAATCATAATACAAATGTCCATGATTTAAAGCCTGGAAATAGATTTTATGGTAGTATAAAATATAATAATCCTAAAGGAAAACAACAAGCACAACAAGGTATTTTCTTAGTATTAACTTCAGAAGTAAAAGGAAAGAAAGGACAATCCAGAGAATATACTATTACAAATTGTACTGGACAAGAGTATAAAGTGTGTAGTGGAGCTATTAAAATAGCTAATATAACAGATCTCAAAAAAAAGAAACAAATAGAGAAAAAATCACTAGAACAATTTGGAAGCAAAACAGAAATCAAAGAATTGCTTAACAAATTAGAAGAAGAATTTAAAAAGAAAGAGGAAAAAGAAAAGGAAAAAGAAGAATTAAAGAAAATTCAATTCTCATTTAGTTCACTAGAACCAGAAGACAAGCTTAAAAGTTTAATTAAAGCAGGTATGAATAATATCTGGATGGTTGGTCCAGCTGGTTGTGGTAAATCAACTATAGCTCGTAATACAGCTAAAGAACTAGATATTCCTTACTTATGTATTTCTTGTGGTATTGGTACTTCTGCAACAGAATTTACAGGATATAAATATCCTACTCGTGAAGCAACTAAGTTTGCTGAATTCTATGCTAAGAAGTCAATAATCCTTATAGATGAGATGACTGCACTCGATCCATCTGTAGCACAGGTTATTAATGCAGCATTAGCAAACGGTGAAATAGAAACTACTACAGGAACTGTCTTACGACATCCTGAATGTATTATTATTGCTACATCAAATACTTTTGGTAATGGAGCAGATCGTCAATATGTTGCTAATAACCAACTAGATGCTTCAACAATTGACCGTTTTACTGGAGCAATAATTGAAGTAAATTACTCTGTTAAATATGAGTCACAATTTGATCACGAAGTAGTAGATTATATTTATTTACTACGCGACTGCATTAAAATAAATTCATTACGCCGTATTGCATCTACTCGTATGATTCAAGCAGCAGAAAAGATGAAGAAAGTAGGTATGTTAGACTGGAAAGATATGCTTATTATTAACTGGTCTGATACTGAAAAGAATATAGTAAAACAATATATTCAAAAAGTAGAAGAAAATAAAACTAAACAAAATACTGCTTCAATAATTGAAGCTATACGTAAAGATTTTTCAAATTCTACTGTAACAGCAAAATTTAAAACAGCAGCGTAATGAAAAAACTGAATTTAAATATTAATATAAATTCATTAGATGAATTTTACAGAGAATGTGACAATATTGAAGGAGGTAATCCTGCTGAAATAGATAATATTGAAAATCACGATGACCCTGGTTTTAGAGGATTATCTACAGCAGAAATACATGATTCTAAATATAGTTATACCAAAGGTTTAGATAATCTAAAGAAAATAGAAAAGGATATAAATCTAGGAGGTCGTAAACATAAATATAAGTACGATGATTCTGATGGAGATGATATGAACTTTGATCGGTACATAGAAGGTCTACCTTGCCTAAAGAAAAGAATACCTACACATGGTATAGGTACTGGTAAGTTCGTTAAACTTCATATTTCTATATGTGAGAATTGCTGGTGTTCAGCTGAAAATCTTATGATTCGTGCATATACTGCTATGAGAATAATAGATATGCTAGAATCCCAAGGATATCGTGTTCAAATATCTGCATATGCAGATAATGAAGATCCTGGTTATTTTAACGGAGAACCTATAGGATTTCTTGGAGTTGAAGTTATAATTAAGAAGTTTGAAGATCCTTTAATTAAAGGACAAATACTTACAGCAATATCTCCTTGGTTCTTTAGATACTGGATGTTTAAATTCTGGAATGCTAAATTTAAAATGAATTGGGGATACGGGCATTCAGTTAGACCAATGAAGAAAGAAACAACTTCTGATATCTACATTCAGACAGGTGAAGCTTTAACTGATAAAGATGCAGAACGAACTATAAAGAGAATATCGAAACTATTTAATAAAGAAGAATAGTTTCAACTACTAGGAAGATTTGTAACAATCCTATATGGCACTATCAATTTAAGGATATTAGATAATTTATGGAAGCGTGAGCCTGCACAGCAGAAATAAAAATCTATCTCTGGATAGGCGTGGTTCGATTCCACGACTAGTAGCAAACTAAAACAGATTGCATATGTATAGTAGAAAGCGAGCAAAACTCCCAGATAATATTACTCTAGATTGGATACTTTCTAAAGTAACAGAATATGATATATATGCAAAATATATAGGTCAATTTAAAGTAGGTATGATATACAATAGTCCATTTAGGAAGGATAAAAATCCATCCTTTGGTATTTACTATAGTAAACGTACTAAACAACTACTTTTTAAAGATCATGGAACAGGTGAATGTGGTAATGTAATTAAATTTGTATCATTATTTACTGGTAAAACAGAATATAATGATATACTATCTGATATAGTAGATAAGTTAAACATTACTAATAACACCAAACTCGTTAGCTCTAAGCAATATATACCGCCAACTGAAACAGTAATTGGTGTAGTACGTCAGGAATTTACTGATATAGATATCAATTACTGGAAACAGTTCAATATTTCTATAAATACTCTAAAGAAATTCAATGTAAATAGTATTAAATATTATTTATGTAATGGGATAGTAAAGGGTACTTATAAACGAGAAAATCCAATGTATGCATATAAGGTCTATAATAACTTTAAGATATATAGACCACTAGCAGATAAATATACTAAGTGGAGAAACAATCTTACAGACTATGATATCCAAGGCTATGAGCAGTTGCCTCAAAAAGGTGATATACTATTTATCACAAAGTCCATGAAAGATGTTATGTGTTTGCATGAGATGGGTATACCAGCAGTTTCTCCATCTTCAGAGAGTACATTTCTACCTAAAGACGTATTAGAGCAACTTAAGACGCGTTTTAAGCGTATTATAATACTTTTTGATAGAGATGTATCTGGAGTAAAAAGAAGTCGCAAATTAAGCCGAGAAACAGGCTTAGAAGCAATGTTTATTAACAAAAAATTCAAAGCTAAAGACGTATCTGATGCTGTTAAAGCAAATAGCTTTGAAGAAATAAAAAATTGGTTAAATGAAACTATTAAAAACTATAGGTAAAGTAATAGCATTACCTTTTGATTTAGCTCTAATACTTGGAAAGTTATTATTAATTCCAATCAAATTAGTGAGTGTATTGTTGCATGGAGAATTTACTGAATGGAATAAAAAACGTAAGTTTATAGTAAATTCAATTGAAGAAATGTTTAAAGCTTTTAAACATAATAAAGATTATTCTTTCTTACATTCAGTAGGATTTACAGATGAAAACGGTAATTTCTATGAAAGAATTGAAACGTTTAAAATAACTAAAGATAGTGTACAAAATTATATTGACTATGCTAAAGCAAGCCTTAAACAAGAAAGTGCGTAATGCTACTAAACAAGAAATAGATGGAATAGTATTTCGATCTAAGTTAGAAGCTTATACATATTAGAAACTAAAGGAAGCAGGTATATCAGCCGAATATGAACAGCATAGATATACTTTACTTTCTAAGTTTGCATATAATAACTCTACAGTTAGAGCTATTACTTATTTACCAGATTTTGTAGGAGATGGTTTTGTTATAGAATGCAAAGGATTTGCTACAGATTCTTGGGCAAACAGAGAAAAACTATTCAAGTATTATTTAAGCTTGAATGAACCAGATACTAAATTTTATTTGGTAAAGAACAAAAAACAAGTTGATGAATTAATCAACAAATTAAAATCTTAAATTTTCAGATTATGGCAAAGAACGAATTTATTAAAATAGGAGAACAGATAATTGCAAAACCTAAAGGTGCTGATTATGATTTGATACCTGGTAAAGTATATGATCTGAGTTGGAATAGATGGGAAGATTCACCTATATTTAAGGAGAATGGTGAATTAAATCTACCAAAGAAAGTCTATTCTACTAAAACTGATGACGTATTTAAGAAGCGTATTATAACCTATTTTAATAAAGCAAATACAAATACTACTGGTGTAATGCTAGCTGGTACTAAGGGTACAGGTAAGACTGTAATGGCAAAAATATTAGCTAAGGAATCAGGTTTACCTATTATTGTAGTTAATCCTGATTATCCAGAAGGTAAACTTATTAAGTTTTTTAAATCCTTTACTACTCCAGTATGTGTTTTGTTTGACGAAGTTGAAAAGAACTTCAAAACTGAGTATATGCTAGATTTCTTAGATGGAGTTGAAAAGACTGCACAGAAACTAGTAATTATGACTTGCAATGATTTAAGCAAAGTTAGTCAGTATATGCAAGATCGCTGTTCACGTATTCGTTATTTACGTCGATATTCTCCTGATGAAAATGCTGCATTCTTACCGATGTTAGCTGATGATTTTGGTATTAAGAACAAAGAAGAAGTAGTAAAATTCTGTAAAGAAAATATTAAACTGCTTTCTATGGATAACATTGTTTCTTTCATGAGTGAAGTCAAAATGCTAGAAGATGAAGACATTAGCCTTCAAGAAATCATAAACATTATGAATATCTCTACTGAAAACATACCAACTAAAGTTAGTGATACTGTAGAATACGATGATGAATGTGATGACTGTGATGAATGTAATGATGGATATGACGATTATGAATGTTGTGATGCAGCGTGAGAACAAATAAGGCTAGATATATTCTAGCCTTTTAACTTATATAAACATGAAAATATGCGGTATAAGTGATATACATGGTAATCTCATTGAGAATATACCTGAGTGTGATGTACTATGTATATGTGGTGATATAGTAACATTAAATGCTCAAAGAAATATTGAAGCATCTAAACATTGGTGGGAAACAAAATTCATAAAATGGATAGATAAATTACCTTGTAAGAAGGTAGTTGTCATACCAGGTAATCATGATTTTTACTTAGAATATAAGTATAAATTAAATGAATGGAATTCTTTTAAAGATTATATGCAAGTTTTATCTAAAGGCAAATTAGTATTTCTTATAGATGAAATGTATATATATGAAGGTATTAAATTCTACGGATCTCCTTGGATTAAACCAATTGAATTTCAAGAGGACAGATGGGCATTTAGTAGATTTGATACTTATGAAGATATACCACAGTGTGATATACTACTAACACATGATAATCCATTTTGTAATGAAGCTCTAGATGTTTTCTCCTTTGGAAAGAGTAAATATCATTTATATGGGCATTGGCATGATGGATCTAGTGATATAAATTCTGGAAGATACAATTGTTCTAGATTGAATAATTGTTATCGTTTTAAAAAGAATTATGAATTTGTAGTGTTAGATATTATGACAGAAAAAGAAAAGAAACAAGTAGAACAAGCATTCTTGGATAAACTTATTAGTCAAGCATACAATAATAATGTAGCAGATTGGCTTAAGACATTTAAAGAAGTTGAACTACAACAAGATAAAGAAGATGAAGTAGTTTGGGATACTTCGGCAGAAGTTCCTGAGTCAGCTGTAATTAGCGACATGGAGGATTAAGTATGAACAAGATGGTAATTGATACTCCTTACTATGAGGATATGTCTCGTTACTCTAATAGTGATATTGGATATTTTCTTAAAAATGGACCGAAAGGTTTAAAAGATTACAAAGAAGGTAAGATAGCAAAGTTAGATTATAGCTTTCTTGAAAAAGGAACTATGATACATGAATACTTACTTCAACCAGATGAATTTTGGAAGGATTATATTATTCTTGATTTTGCAACACCTAAAGTAAAACAGCAAAAGGATTTATTAGATGAGTATCATAGACTTATGCAAGTAAATCCATTAGAATCTCAAGATAAGCTTAAACTATCTGCTTATAAAAAAGCTTATAGTAATAAGAAATCTGATGAGAAATGTATTGAAGAAGCTGAAGGTCTTATTATGATTTATCAAGATTACTTAGAATATCTAAGTAAAGTAGATGAAAACAAAAAGATAATTAGCTTTGCCGATTTACAAATGCTCAAAAAGATAAAAGAGAATATTCAGAATCATAAAAAAGCGAATGAGCTGTTGTTTAATTTACCATCTACTTTTGAAACTCATAATGAGTTCCATATTAATTGGGAAGTAGAAAAGTTTCACAATATCAAATGTAAATCTCTATTAGATAGAGTGTGCTTTGATCATGTCAATAAGAAGATAATTCTTATTGACTTAAAAACTACTGTAAATGTATACAATTTTAAACATTCAGTAGAAGAATACGATTATTATAGGCAAATTGCTTATTATGGATTAGCAATTCAATGGTATATGCAAGAAGTATTAAATCTTAATTCTGAAGAATATGATTTTGAAGCATATATTATTGCAATAGGTAAAGATGCTAACAATGAAATTAGAGTATTCAATATGAAAAATGATACTACTCTCAATGAAAAGATCGCTTCAATATCAGAAGCTCTCCGAAGAATCTCAGAACATATCAGTACAGATCAATGGGACCATACACTTGAGTATTACGAAGGTGATGGAACAGAAGAACTGTAATGATAATTGGAAATAGAACATTAACTACACGTTATATACTTCCTTTTCTATTTAATTCTAATAAACTGTTTAATGATAAATATAAGTTTGTAAATGCTTATATTTCTGATATTAATAGACCTCATTTAGATAGTCATATATTTGTTTTATTTGAATATGATACTAATATATATAGTAGTGTTAATAATTATATGAAAGAAAACAAATATTTATATGATAGTAAACTTATATCTATTAATGGTATCTTATATCAAGAGTATATATTTGTAATTCCAAATGAATATAAAAATGTTATTCAAACTATTAAAGATGGTTTCTATAATGATATATCTTATGAATATAAAGAAAAGATTATTCTCTTTTGGAAAAATATGTGCTTAAGCTATTTAAAAGGACTATTAGAAACAAAACATGATATTACAGAGTACAAAAGTTTAGAAGAAAGGGGAGAAATAGTAGGTGAAGAAGATCCACCTGCAAATGAAGTAAACTTTTGGACAAGAAATATTTTTGCTTATTAGTTATATTTATGGGTATAAAAAAGCCGTAGAATCTGTGAAGACCTACGGCTTTATTTTTAATCATTACTATTAGTTGTCTTATCTAATTGACTATCTAAGTATTCCCATTTAGTTCTAATATCTTTTGATTCCCATATTCCTCTTAAACCAGGAACAGATTTTATTAACGTTCTCTACCATTTAGTCATTTCTTTATATGGACCTTTTTTAATTTCTTCATCATCCCAATTATTCTCAATAGAGAATGGATCTAATAGTTTTACAAGATTACTAAAGTTTTCTACAGGTGCTATTGCAGCAGAAGGAGATTTAATTTGATTAAAGAAATCCATAGGATTATATTCAGCTCTTTCTTCAAAACTCATTCCTGCTACTCCATAACCAATTAACTGTAATAAGTATTCATCTTCATCATTGTTTGCCATTGGTTTTAACCAGATAGCTGATAATATAGAATACATCATTACTAGGGCTATCTATATAGCTGTTCTTCTAAAATTATATGATTCAATACTGTCAATACCTTTTCTGTGTTTTTTTCTACTTTCTTTATCTTTACGATATTTTATACTGTTATATATATTATATGCAAATTTATATAGAACTCTAAACGTAGATTTATATTTAGCTTCTATATAATCTTCTACATATGGGTTATACTATCTTGTAGTTAAAAAGTTATCTTCAAGATTATTAATGAAGAAAGAACGGTGCATAAAAACAGCTGCTCCAAAAGCATTAGTCATTAACTTAGTCTTATCTTCTGTAGATAACACACCATCAATACGATTAGTTAAGAATTTAGCTATGTTTTTAACAGAATTCTATAGGTTCTAATTATTAATCAAATCAGAATATTTATTGTACTTACTTTTTATAGACAGTTTGCCATCTTTTACTTCATAAACATCTAACAAAGTAAATGTGTTAATTCTGTCAAATTCTTTACTGCCCTTCTTATAATCATTAGGATAATACTAACGTATATATTGTCTTCTAGATGCTATACTATTCATTTGAGGAATATATTTATAGTCAGCATATACAGCATTTACTACAGGAGCTTTAACTATATAATCTACAGCACTCCATCCACCCCACACTAAGTATTTTCTAAATGTTCTAACAATACGATTATACTATAAATACTCTACTTTAGAACTTACATCTCTTGCAATTTCATTATGTTCTAGTATAGCTAGACTAAGGTTATTGTGTTTAGTATCTCCTAAATGATATAACATATTAGGTATATTAAAGGTATTAGCAGCTAAAGACTTAAAGTATTCTTTACTACTAAAATATCTACCAGCTAAAGCTTCTACTACTGATTTATGAATGCCCTAAAACAATGCTTTAGTTATAGCAGGAAAATTGTTACCTAAGTTAGAAGCTGTAGCATAAGCTCTAATGTTATCTAATATTTTAGTAACAGATATATTATAACCTAATATATTTACTACAATTGGTCTTTTATACTAACCATATAAATTCATATCTAGAAAATCCTAGTATCTTTTATATAAGTTACTCTTATCTCCAGTAATATCTTGTTTAGATCTAGTGGTAAAATTAAACTTAGTAAAATCTCTTTTAGCTATTTCATTCTTTATTAGCTCAAAATCAGCTTGTTTTTCATTCTTTAGACGATAGTTCTCAGCCATCCTAGAATATTCAACTAACATACCTACTAAGTTTCTGGAAATATGTTCAGGATCATCTAATGCTTTTACATAATGTGTAGGGACAAACTATAATTGAGATCCATCTGGTTTCTAAGTAAAGTTATCTAGACTATATTCAGCATCATCCTACTTAGCTATAATATTATCTAAAGCAAAAGATTTTATACCTTTAGCAAATTTATTACCTCTAGTAGTAAAATCAACTATATCACCAGTAATCTGTGGTAATTTATAGCTTTCACGCTTCTTTAAATAGCTAATTTTATTATTAGCCTCATCCATAGTACTTACTATCAGATCGTATATTTCTTTTTTCTATTTAGTGTTTGTAGCTTCTTTGAAAGCTTTTGTGTTATCGTATAAAGATTTTTTAGGCTGATAATATTCTGGATCCTCAAAGTTATAATTCTAGTTAACCAATTCTGAATTTTTGTCTAATTCCTAATTCATTCTACTTAATCTCATTTCTATATACTGAGTATCTTTCGGAACTAACATCTTATAGTAAGATACAGGGCTAGGTTTACCATTTATCCAGGTATGAGACTTTTCAACCCATTCGTCGTACTCTTTTGTACCTAAACTTTTATACTTCTTCTTATCTGCATAATATTCAGGTGTTTCTACTATTTTAGCTATCTTAGAAAACTCAGAACTACTTCCTTTATGTTTACTATACAATTCATTTAATTCTATATCTATCTGTAATAATCTATCTTTTACTTCTTCCTGTAATTTATAGGCATCAGTTAAAGGCTAGTTATTGTTTCTACCTAAGCTTAATAGTTTTCTTCTTTCTTCTGTTAAACTATCATACTTTTGCTAATCTTCTCCCATATTAGCTCTTTCTAGACTATAAAGTAGATTTGTGAACTCTTCAGTATATTGATAACTAATATTACGCTACATCCACTTATTAAATGAATCTTCAGATAATTCTTGTTTCTTTTGATCTATTATATTCTATATTTCTTCTTGAGAATACTTAGTTGATTTAATTTTACCTTGACCTATAGTTTCATAGAACTTCTGTAAGTCTTCTGCTATTTCCTTATCTTCTCCAGTCTTAAGTTCTCCATTTTGATAATAATCATTAGCTAAGTTTCTCTTTACTGAGTAAAGACTATCTAACTGTAACCATTGTTTATTTGTAAGGCGTTCTAAATGTGGTCCAGTTTCATCAGTAACATCTTCGATCAAAGTGTTTATTTCAGTGTTAATCTACTTTAGACGCAATCTAGTATTTGGATGCAATTCATTATATGCTCTATAATACTCTGGTTTGAATTTACGTTCACAATACTACTCTAACCACTATTCTTTTTCTTTTAGATAGTTATAATAGTCTTCTAATTCTAAAGCTGCATAGTTATTATCTACTACTCCATACTTTGAATCTAGATCTGATAAGAATTTCTTCATATCCTATCTAAACTGTCCATAATTTCTATCTCTAACTAAGTATCCAGTAGTATTACCATTATTATCTTTTTCAAAGTAGAGTAAACAATCTTTTCTATCAATTTTATTAAACTCTCTTATTAATGTCTGAGCTTTATCATTAGCAAATCTACCTACTTCATTATTGATATCTGTCATAATTCTATGAGCTAGCCTGATAGCTAAGTCATCTACAGACTTAGTACTCTGTAATATTACACGTAGGTAATTAATATCAGAATTAGAATTATTAATTCTATCATTAATGTAAGCTTCTACTTCTTCACTAGGTACTTTATATGCTTCTGAGTACTGCTTAATCAAAGCTTCTATTTTACTCTTTAAAATACTATCATACTTACCAGATATCTCTAAGTAAGCTCTATAAATTAGGTTTAATCTAGTATTTAACTAATTGTGTGTATCTTTATCTAGATCGTTGAAGTATCCTTGTAGATTTAGTCTCTTGTTGATTTCATTAATCATAGGACCATAGAAATCTAAAAAATCATTCTAGAACTATAATAGACGTTCATTACTGATTAAATCTGGATTCATATACGCATTTCTAATACGCTTTACTACTGGTTTAAATGCTACAGAAGCTTCTTTAATAAAATCAATTAATACTTGTACATCTTCACCTTTCTAAAGCATATCATGATACATATCAATCTGCTGCTGTAGTTTAGCTAATTGTAATGGTGGATAGTTTTGAGTTCTTAAAGATCTATAGCGACCATTTAAACCACTCATAATCTTATCTAGTATCTTTTTGCTATCTTTAGATAACTTATTCAGTTCTGGATCACTATCTTCCATATAGAATATACCATCTCCAAGTCTGTTTATATCTGGATTACTATTTCTATCTTCAATAATATCTGATATTTCGTTGATAAGTTTTACAGAAGTGTACCCTTCTATTTTATTGGCTAATTTATTCAATCCTAATGCTTTAACTATATTAGATAAGAATTTACGCCATATAGACATATCATGTTTACCCACTAAATCTCTAAAAGCAGTATTAGACATTATTTCAGATATGAATTCTTTAGGAGATTTTAATCCATAATAAAGTCCCTTACGAGGATATTCTTTCTAAGATAATTTATTGATAAGTTTATTGTAAATATTATCTACATGAGATCTAAAATTACTATTATTATCATATTCTGATACAGTATAAGCATGAACTAACTCATGGTTGAAATGCTTAGTAATATCTTCTGGAGATTCTCTATTAAAAGTTTTATCTAATACTTCTATTGTATTTGTATTAGCATTATAAGCCATAGCTCCACCCAATTCACCTACTAATTTTACTTTTATATTCTTTAGAAAGTCTGGTGAGAACTACTATACTAAATCTTTTGAGAATTGATCTTGATAATACAATTTACTATTAATCATATTAGACATAGTATCATTAGCATTTGTTTCAATAAACTGTTGAGGAAACATAGCAGCTTTCATATCAGTACGCTATTCTACTTCCTAAGGTACATAATGCTAAATCATGGCTTTAATAGCTAATTCCCGGTTGCCATCAAACTGTTTTAGGTACTACAGAAATACAGTAGACTAAGCTCCATCAGGAGCCTAGTCAATTGCATAACCATTATTTTCAGATACTATATAATATGCAGCATCTTCGCTGCCTAGCACAGCAGTTAATTCATCTACTGCTGCTTTAACTTCTTTATTTTTTAAATTCAAACACTGCATAATTATTATCCGTTACATTCATTCTTTCTTTGTTTGCCTAACTGAGTTAGTTTAGACATAGTTTCTTGTTGTTTAGATTCGTTTCTAAGTTCTTCTCTAATTTCCATAAGTAATCTACTAAATCTGCCATTATCTTGTTCTTCACCCTTTGCATTTTTGTGAGTGATAACTGCATCACCTGTTGCCAATAATTTATTTAGAGCCTTAGAATTCTATTTAAACGATTCTTCTATAGCCTCTTTCAATATTCTATTAGAATCTTTATCCCACTTGGCTTTATCTAAATTAACTACACTTCTACCCATTCTACGTGCCTCTGAACCAGTAGCAGTAGTAAACTTCTTCATATCGTTTGATAATGGTTGTTCTTTATTGGTATACCACAATTTCTATGCCTAGAAAGCTCCCTCTACAGTATCATATTTCGTACCGTAAAATTCAAAAGGTCTGTGTGCAAAATTACTTAAATCAGTATTCTCATTAGTACCAGCATATATATTAATAGTGGGTTGGTCACTCTATAATGTAGGAGTACCTAATTTATTATTAGTAACAATATATACATTTTCTCTAGCCCTAGATACTGCTACATATTTAAGCTATTGCTGAGTATCAGTATCAAATGCTGCACCAGTAATAGTATCATAATAAATCATTACTTTATCATATGTACCACCTTGAGATTTATGGATAGTATGAGCATAACCATAATCTAAAGTTTTCTTGATTTTTAATTTTCCATTCTCTTGATAATCTTTCATAGTTATTGTATTTAACTTGATATCTGATAAAGCTTTCTACATTAGATTAACCGTATTGAAATCTCTAAGTGTAAATGCCTTAGAAATAAGTTTATTTATTTTTTCTATTTCATCAGCTATAGCTTTTAGATTCTACACACTTGTATTATTATCTAACACAAATATCCTATCTGGAACCTCTTCATTATTCATAGAATTTACTAAAGTAACTACATACCCTTCTACTTCTACTATTGTATTACCATCAATAGGTGAATTTATCTTATTAGTAATCTTATTACTTACACTAGTTACTTTATAATCAATACTATTACGAATAATTTCTGCTTGTAACCCACCATCACTAAACGTAACATTATCATAACCCATAAGTAAATCACCTACTTCAATTTGATTAGGATTATCTCCATACAGTTGTTTTCTAATCATATCATTTACAGTAGGTATCATAGCATTAGTAGCACTAAGTATTCTAAAATTAAAAGGATTAGTTTTATATTCGTTAGAGTTAACTATATCTTTTATAATCTAATTAGGTTGTTCACCATCGTGCATATATTCAACTCCATATCCATTTATCAACTTTGTAGTAAATGATAATGATTTTCCGTTACGCAAATTAGTAGCTTCTTCTAGAATAGGATTATCACCAGTTCTTTCTACTTTAGTAAGTTCTACATTAGTAGCTTTATTATAGAATACAGGAGATATTGCATTATCTGATACTGGTGATAATTGAGCAGGGTCTCCTATGTATATTACTTGAATATTATTTTCTTTTTTGAAATCTTCAACAAAGTTATACAAACCTTTACTAACCATTGAGGCTTCATCAATTATAAGTAATTGACCAGGTTTAATTTTAGGTTTACGTATTTGTTCTGTTTTTAATTTCTTAAGATCATAATCGCCACTATCTAAATCAACGATAGGAGATAAGCCAAATGCAGAATGTAAAGTAATAACCTAAGATTCTGGATTATTCATTTTAGTAACCGCATTAGCTCTGTGAGTAGGTGCACTGAATAGTGGCTCTATTCCTATACTGTTTAAATATTTATTGAATATACTAATAATACTAGTTTTACCAGTACCAGCATATCCAGATAATGTCACGCTATTATCATACTTGTTAGGATTGTTAATAAAATCTTCTAATACTAATAACGCATGTTCTTGTTGTTGATTTAATTTAAACGGAGTATTTACAACCTTACCGTTTCTAAATGTAATATGATCTCCAATAATATTAACAGTAGAAGGTTTATATTCAACAGTTTCTAAGGCAATAGAAGTGGGAGCAGTAGATGCATGATTCCTAGTTGGCGCACTCTGTAATTCTTCTATACTAGTGTTCAATGCCACTGTAACAGGTTTATAATCACGTACTAATTCTATATTGTTGATAATATTAATCCACTTAGATCTATTCATTTTGTTACCTAAGTTAATGATATTTTTGATATCATCAACGCTAAATGCTGATTTAGCATCTAACGCTCCATCAATATTATTAAACTCAAACATAGAATTAGAATAATTATCATATTCTTTTACAACTCTACCTTCTTGATTTAAACCTTTCTTCTTAGTCATTACATATACAGGTCGTTCTTGATCTTTATCGTCAAATACATTTCCAATATATTTGTATAAAATAGTATTAGCTGGATTATTATCATATGCTAATTTTACCTTTATATATGGAATATATACATTCTGTTTAGACTAATTTCTACCAACTGGTCTATAATTAGGTATCATCATTACTGGATACTTACTTCCACTATAGTTTTTATTTTCACTAAATAACACAGGGAATTGTAATTGATCTTCCACTTTATCTGTTTCAGAACTAAATACTTTTTTATACAACTAAGCAGGTTTAACAATTTTATTATTTGTCCAATTGTTTAAGAAGAAATTATCAAAATCTAAATCAGTGACATTAAATCTTTCTGTAATACTTCTCATATAATCTGCATAACCAGTACTTTGTATAGCACTTATTGGTAATAAGTTAAATATACCATTTTTAGTAAAGTTACCAGCAGTAGTAGCTAATTGATATCTTATTAAATCTTGAGCAAATTGCTTTATTTCAGGATAATCTGATTCTAATAATTCTTCCCAATATTGATTAAGATTCTGCTTCAAATACTTATCGTCATCTGATATTCTATTCTTTATAATAATATCTGGAGCATTATATTTATCAGTACTCATTTTAGTTAAAGTACCAAGATAGTTAAGTAATTGATTACCTATTTTACCATCCTATGTAAGCATTTCTGGATACTTACCTGCTAATATATCCGCTTTGATTTTTGATAACCTCTTAGCCATAGTATCTGTACCATAAAACATATCATACAAATCTATACCTTCTTGATTTAAGAAAGAATACCTTAGTGACCCTTCCAGTTCATTAGAGATAGTTTTGTTTAGAGATTCATCATTGGTATCTATTCTATTTATCATAGTAAGTACTTGACTTATAGCAGATTTAAAATCTCTCTTCCCTCTAATCATTATATTACTAAACATATCAGAAGGACCAACGATACCATTATTAATCTTAGTCATTAAGAATGTACTATTCAAATAGTTTAGTATATCATCTTTGTTAAACAAAGTAGAATTAGCTATAAGGCTTTTTAATCTGTATAAAAATCTATCTTGTTCAATAAAGTTACCACCAAATCGTTTAGTATCTACCTAAGACAACTAAACTAATTTAGACATATCTTGTGCTAAATCATTAAGTTGAATGAATAACTCTGATATCAGTATTTGATTCTTATAATAATTATAAGCTTCTTCGTTAGTAAGATTATCTTTCTGACTTAATTGCAATTGTTGTATTAAGAAATCTCTATCTGTAATATCAGTAGCAAAATCTTCAATATAGTATAAACCAGTAGATCTACCTTCACTATCTAATTTTTGCATTACGATATCTCCAGTTTTACTCATTTCAAGATCTAACTTCTTTATACCTAATTCTGTAGCAGCTTTCTTATATTTGTCATAGTATGATTTACGTATAGTAGTGATCTCATCTTTTACTATAGCTGTCTTACTTTTGCTATCATCTACACCATATATACCAGATGCTCTATCGTACGCACTAGCCATATCTTTAAGTATTTGCTGTGGTAAGAAATAGAATGTATCTTTACCATAGCCAACTCTAAGTAAGAAATTACATATATTATATGTATATTGTCTTACATTAAGTCTAATAACATACGGATCTTTAGCAACGTCTACATGAGCGTTAATCATAGCAGATATCCAGTCTAATATACGCAATCCTTCTTCTTGGATCTTTATAGGATTACCTTGTTCATCTAATAGTATATTACCTTTTTCATCTCTTTGATATACTATTTCATTTCTACTCTTAATACCATCAAGTCCTACAAAACCTAATCTTTGTAATAAAGATATGTCTGAGAACTTAAGATTAGCTAACTGAGTTAATACATGATTTTTATTATTAAGAGCAAAAGGACCAATACCAGTCTTACCACCAGAATATTCATATTTTTTATTCATTTGATAAGTAGGAGATAACTCTCTAAATGGTATTCTATCGCCTAATTTACCTTGCCCATCTACAATAGGAAGAATTTCTTCTTTAATTATTCCAGTTACTTTATCAAGAGGTAATCTAGTTTCATCTACATTTTTCTTATCAGTAAGTACTGCTAGATATGTATCAAGTAACAAGTTTTCATTAGCCTCTCTACTATTAGCCTCATATACATTTGTAGGACTACCTATACTTTCTAGCCATCTGTTATACAAAGTATAAGTAGCGGAATATCCTCTAACTGTTTCTTCTAATTCTCCACCTTGTTCTTCTGTGTATCTTCTTCTTAAATATGCTTCAAATGTTTCATTACTCTTCTATTTCTTAAATTCTATTTTATTTCCTTCTTCATCAAAGTTATATCTTGCTATATACAACTTATCAATATCGAAGTCAGAACCAGTTTGGGTAGTAAATTCATCTGGTAACATAATAGTATCACCTATTACAGAAGGAAGTACATCAACAATTCTAAGTCCAGCAATAGAAGATAGACCTTGTGTAGGAATACGATAACCCATAGCCATAGGACCTGCTTCTTGACCAATAATCTTATGTTTTATCAACCAATCTCTAGCTTCTACAAAACTCTTATTTTTATAATCTGGAATTATATGAGAGAACAAATTAATAGAAATAATAGAATCCATACTACCATCTTTGTTTATGTTAAGTAGAGGTTTACCATTATTAATAGCTCTACTACCTACAGCCTTTATAGATTTAAATCCAAACGAAGACATCTGAATAAATGCTCCACCAGGTAATTCCAAATCAATAGCTTTTTTATTAGTAGTAGATGTTAATTTAGTTTCTACCCATTTACTATCTGGTAATGCTGATAAAGGTACTTTAAAGTCTGTACCATCTTGATTTACTTCAAGAGCTTCTTCTATATCTTTACCCATATTAGATGCTCTAGCTTCTTTAATTAACTGTTTAGAAGCCTTAGTATAATCAAGAGTATTATCAGATAAGAACATATCTTTTACTTCTTTAAAGCCTTTATTAGATATAGCATTAATAGTACCAAATAATTGTTCTTTAATCTGCTGACCAGTTATTTCATTATCGGTTCCTTCTTGATATACTCTGTTCATTACTAGGTTAGATACAGCAACTGTAGATACCTAAGTACCAAATAATGTTCTGTCATGTGTATGAGGATCTGTTATAAGCTGTCTTCTAAGATTTCTGAATTTCTAAGTAGTAATATGCATATTACTTAGATCATTTATCTCATCGTTTTTATAATCCTTATATATATCAGTAGCTCCTTGTATACCAACTTTAACAGCAGATTCAAATGCAACTTGATCAATAGGAGTAAGTCCTTGATACTTACCAATAGCATTCATTCTATCATATATTTCTCTATTGTCTCCAGTAGCTAATACTTTAAACATAGGGAACATAGCCATCTTATTAAACACAGGTATACAATGTTTTAGATTAGCATCATAGGTATAACCAAAGTAAGTAGTCTTTAATGGTTTAATTAACGTCTTCAAGGATTTAGCATACAACTCTGCATCATTCAACCAGTCTGCATCACTTTCCATTATGTTAAAAGCTTCTTCAATTTCATCACTCCATTCTCCAAGCATTTTAACAATATCTCTATACATCTGGGGTCTAATATACACAGCAGCATCGGCTTGATTGATGTTACCTTTTGTACCTTTTTTATTCATACCATATGCTGATGCATCTTCTACAGCTAAATCTTTAGCTAACTGGAATATTATAGGATACTTTTCCTCTGCTGATTTAGGATCTTTCATTAACTCATCTACTTGAGATTCTGTTAAACCTTCTTTTTCGATAAGTAATTTTCTAGTATTAGAGAAAGTAAATAAATCTTCCAGTTCTTTATGCTGTCTACTAGGTATTTCATTATCATTAATAGTAGTATTTGTATAAGTCTATCTATTCTACAGTCTTCTATACTCTTTAATGTTCTTATCTACACTAGTATACCATTGAGTTCTTAGATTATCTCCAGTAGACAATACAGCTCCTAAACGTTTGATCTTATCATCATCGTTTTTAAAGAAAGCAACATCACCAGTAAATATCTTTTCTGTTTCTAATACAGATATGTTATAATTTATCATATGATTACCAATCATAGTTAAAATAGCATATCTTTCTGCTTGATTAGATACATTATTATTAGGATGCGCTAAGTATATTTCTTTGAATTTATTTAATACAACATTGTCTAATAGCTTATTCTTGATAACTTTAGGATTCTTTTTATCTCTTTCTATTATACCTAACTTTTCACAAGTATCTATTTCTTGTTTAAGCTGCATATGTAGACTGTCATTAATCTTCTAGAAAGTATCCTTTGGAGTAGTAAATAGTTCCTATTTAATCTCTTCTAATGTCTGTATTATATTACCTTCTTTTACAGAGTTTTTAATTCTTTCATTTAAATCTATCCATTTAAGTTGACCATCTATTTTTGTATAGTATCCAGTAAAGTGTCTAAACAGACCACCTTTGCCAGATGTATGATAGTTCTTAATAGGTTTCTTAACATCTGGAAGAGAATTATAGTATTCTACTATAGTATTGTATTCATCTTCCCAACTACGATATAAGTGTTTTAATGCTTCTCTATTAAACTATAACTTCAAACTATTGCCAACTTGCGTAATTGACATTTCTTTATTGAATAATCCTACTCCACTAATAGTAAACCATGTCTTTTTATCAGCCATAGTTGGGAATATAATATGATTATTATAAGTAAATGTCATTTTAGCTAAGTAGTCTTCAACTGGTGAAATACTTAGATAATCTCTACCTTTATCACCTCTATTCTCTCCATAGAAATTAACAAAAGTATTTAGTCTGATAGGACTATTATTGTTAATAGCAGATAGAATCAAAGAACTTCTGCAATAAGTATCAGCATTTAAATCTTTTAATGTAGCACTATCGTGACTATTAAGCCATCTAACTTGATCTGATACAAAACAGTTTAGAGTCTTAGTAAAAATAATATTATTATTAGGACCTAATACTGATATTTCAGTATCACTAGGATGCGTTACGGCTTGAGCTTGAGCTAATGTGTTAATAAAACTATTCTTACCCAAGTTCATGTATATCTAGTCTAATTGTCTTACTGTAGCTATACCTTTTTTATTAGTATATTTTGTCTTATCATCTATAAGATTCTGAAGTGTTCCATTAAATAGATATTTTAATGCTCCAGCTTCATTGCCTAATATTAATTTAGATATACCATAAGGTCTGTCATTAGGTAGCAATCCTTCTATAGTATCATGATCTACAGTGATTCCAATAGAGTTCAATATATTAACTAATTCATTGATATAAGTATCTACATCAGTGTTAGTAATAGTATTTCTATTATCTTCTACCTACTTATATAATTCATTAAATCTACTTATAACTGCGTTTATTTCGGATTTGTTAGGTTTTGTTTCAGTTTCAGTTCTTTCTACTAAAGAAGAATTAAAGAACAAATCTGACCAAGTAGAAGGATACATTTTAGTAGCTCTTTTGTTTATCCCATCATCTACTACAAATGATGTACCTTGTTCAGTTTGTTGATAATGTACTTCTACAAAATTCTAATCAAAACTCTTAACTGTTTGTAATATTTGTGTCTGAAGATTTATATCAATATCTCCATTCAATCTCTTATACAAGAAAGCAAAGAAAGCATTACCTTTAGCTAATCTAGCACATCTACCTAATAATGAAGTTTCTGGATCTTGTCCAGGTTCAGTACTAAATGATTCTACTGTACTTAAGTTTTTAAGAATTAGAGCGTAAGCTGTATCATAGTTAACAATCATAGGTAATCCTGTAATAGTATTAATCCTAGTACTAAGAGTCCTAGCTTTCACTCCACTAACATCTTTATAACTAAAATATGTATCAGATAATGTAGCGAAGAACATTTTTGCACTAGCTAATGCATTATTCTTCTTATCAAATTCATACCCAGCTTTATCATAGTTCTGTATACCATTACTTTCTCTATCTAGGAACTCTTCATCCATATTTTGATTTATAGATCTAATTCCCATCTATTCCACCATTGGTTGTAGATGATACATAAACACATCAAAGTTATCTACTATTTCTTGTAATGCTTCCTTCTGTTCAGTAGTAGTTCTGTTTGATTTAATAAACGATAGTAAAAGATTTTTAAGCTTAGTATTACTTAAATTCTATACATCTGATATATATTTAGCACCATTAGCTATAAATAAACAAGCTTTTAAACTATCTAGTGCTGAATGGAAGTCTTGTAAAGTTGGGAAGTGTTTCAAAGTTATATCTTTATTAGGACCAACTTTATAATAAGCTCCATCAGTATAAGAATCTAAGAAGTCTTTAAGAGATTCTTCATTGAGCTGATAATTAGAAAAATCTCCATACTTAATAGCATCAAATATTTTATTAAGATTTGTAGGATCAATATTAGAATTAATATGCAAGAATTTTTTAATATTGCGGAATATCTTATTGATATAGTATCTTAAAGTAGATTCTTTATCATTAAGCATATAATCCATAAATCTATCTGCTATTACTTCTTCCAGTTGCTTATTGTCTAAGTTGCTATACTAATCATTTTGTTTTCTGAATTCATCATATAATTTATTTCTAGTATCTTTGTCTAACATAAGTAGAGATACTCTGTGCCAGGCTTCATGATACTATACTCCTTCAATAGCTTTATTAGATATAGCAATTCCATCTGCTCTAGCTATACCATATACAGCAGAACCATTGGCAAATTCTCTAATAACTCCATCAGTTACTTCTACTTGTTCATCGGTAAGACCTAACTTCTTTTGTAACCATTTTTTAGCTTTTTTGGTATTGATAAATTTACTTTGTTTTAACTGGTTACTATTTAATATTTTAGGAGCTCCATCTAATCCTAAGAAACTAGATACAGCATCAGAATCTGCATCTGTAAATTCATCATATGATTTATCTTCCGTTTTGCTACTTAATTCTTCACCAGCATCAAAAGTAGGAACTTCATACAAACTGAATTTCTTTTTAGTAGGAGATTGAGATTCTGCTTCTAACTTCTTTTGTTGTTCAGTAGGTTTAGAAGATATTACTGGAGAATCAATGTATACATATGGTCTAGTAAATAATCTATCCTACAAATCGCTTAATAGCTTACCGCGTTTAATTAAGTAAGCTAAAGTGGTTAATCCTTTTGGATTATCTTCATCAGTTATTAATTTACCATTTACTCTCTTTAATCCAACATCTTCTAAATCAAACTCTAGTCCAGGAACTAATTCTAAATGATCTACATTATCATCTATCATAGCTTCTCTAAATGATTTAGGCAATGGTTCCCACAATAGATTTTTTTCTGTATTCCAATGTAAATTATCTGTAATAAATTCTACTAAGTCTTCAAATCCAGCATCTGTTCTCAATTTAGATAGAAGAACTTGTTCTCTACCTAACTAAGCCCAACCTTCCTTATAATTTACAAAGAACTATTTATCTGCTAAAAATGCATATCTAGGATCAGAAGGATCTAATATAGTAGAATTACCATAGTTAACCACTAGTTGAATTACATCTTCTGGATACACAGCTTCATTACCAGTCTATCTATATAATATTACATTAGCTAAGTATCTAGCTAATTCTGAAGGACTATTATCTTCATTACTGAATCTAGCTTCGTTAAGTTTAATGTTTCTAGTAACACCAGCTGGGGTATTTTGTGCAGGTGGATATACAAATATTTTACCAGATCCACCTTTACCTTCCATAGGAAGACCATTTCTATCCATAATTATAAAATGGTCTGCTACACCTTTACCTATACCAAACTTAGTTTCTGAATCTAATATATTGTGTAAATCTCTAACTCCTAAAGATTCTATATCCAACAGGTTTCTGTTTATTACTTCTCCTTCTTCTGTTCTATTAACATTAAAGTTACCATTAGTAATAGTAATATTCTTAAATGTTATTTCACAATTTGGATCATTAATTTTAGCTTCAATGATTTGATTACGTAACTCACGGATTCTATCTTCTTCTGATTTAGATAATTCTCTACCATGAGTTCTATATATACCTTTAGCTCCTTCGATAGTTTTCAAAGTAGCCATGAACTTTCGACCATCTTTGGCTTCTATTTCTATATATATAGGAGCTTCATCCCAGGTAGCTTTATTTGCTGGATCATATGATCCAAACTTAGAATCTTTAGGACCAATCTTAGCGGTAACTTTACTTTCAGCTAACATACCTGGAGTAGATAGATATTCATTTAATGATCTTCCAGATTCATAACCTTTGAACATAGGTTGATCATTATCTGGCTGATAGTATAGAGTTCCATATACTAATTCTGTAGGTTCTTCATCATTAATCTAAACATCATCAGTATCATATACTTTGCTATCTTCTACATCTTGTTCAGTAACAGGAGCAGAAGGTTGTTCTGTATTACTAGTAACAGTATGAGTTTGTGGAATAATTTCTTCTGTCTATATTGAAGGTTGCTCCTAAACAGAAGGTATATCTTCAGCACTCTATGTACCTTCATAATCAGATGCATTTTGATCTACTGTAGCTTCTGTATTGTCTGCTACATTATTAGTATTATCTTCTGATATAGTTTCATCAGGATTAATTAAATCTTCTTCGGTCAGTTCTTCTTCTACTAATCCTTCATAGTCTTCACTTGTATCTACAGTTGTACCAAATTCCCAAAATGATTTAGTAGATGCAACTTCTTTTTCTTCTTCTTGTATAGGTTGCTCAGAAGGAACTTGAGTAGGTTGAGCAACAGCTTTTTCCTCTTCTTCAGTCTCTCCAGTTAATTGCTACTATGCTTGTTCAGATACTGCTAGTTGCTAATCAACTAATTCTTGATTTTTATTTGTCTATTGTTGTGCTTCATCAGTACTATCTTGTAAAGTTATAGTATCTGTAGTATCTTCTTCATCAATATTAGCAGGTTCTTGTTGTGGAGTTTCTTCTTCTTGAATCTGTTCATCTTGATTTATAGTATCTTCAGTAATACTATTCTTATATATATCTACAGCCTTATTTAAGGCTTTGTCACTATTTATAAATTTCTTATACGATTGTTTAGCATCTGTTAATGCAATTTCTGCTAAAAGACTTTTAACTGCATTTGATTCAATATCGTCTCTTGAACTTAAAACAATATCATCTGGATTTATAGAGAATCTATCTTTAATATCTGATAAACCTGATAAACGTCTTTCTATACCTTTTTCAGCTATATAAAACTCATCTAGCTTATTTTTGTCTACTATCTAAGATTCTTCTAATACTTTAATGTAATTTTTAATTCCTTCTAATCTTGCTTTATCTAACAGATAAGCTTTTATCAGTAAGGTATTTTCACTATCAGTATTATCATCGGATAGACTACCTAATACATTATCTATTTCAGAATTAATAGAGTTATAGCTTTGAGCTATATCTTTTATTTGAGTTTCATAATCAGATATAGCTTTGTTATACATATCAGTTTTGTGCTTATATATAGCAGCAGCAATATGTCTATCTTCTCCTTTAAACTCTCTTACTTTGCTATTATTCTTTACAATATCGTATATAGAAGATATGTTTCTTTTTTCATTTTCAAAATCTTCTTTAGTCCAACCATCTGGAATATTAGCAGATTCTATTTGTTGATCTATAGCGTCTAAGAACGCTTCCTTATTAAGCATTCTCTTATCTGCTTTATTGGCATATTGAATATATTTATATATATCCTCTTTTGCAGATATATGTTCTGCCATTAAATTTCTAGATAACTCTGCACCTGCATTATAAGATCTTAGATTATTAGCAGTACTTACAGCTGTAGTTCCACCACCCATAAGTAAACCTATAGCTGCACCTACTTTAAAATTATCTACTAATTCTTTATTTCCATCTAAAGCTGGATCACCACTAATACCAGCTACAGCAGCTAAACCTTTTAATGCCATAGCATTATTTTCCATAAACATAGTAGCTACATCAAGAGGATTATACAGATTAGTATCAGATGTATTCTGTTCATTTATGCGATTACCAATCATGTATTGTGTTACTTCTTCAATGCCTTCTAATGCAGAATTAGCACTTATTCTAACAGTAGGTTCTAATACATATTTAGACAATCTATGTTTAGCTACCTTAGACATTTTAGGAGCTACTTTCTTAGTAGTATAGTCAATTGCTTTATCTAATACTTTAACTGTACCATCAATAGCTCTTTCTGGTAGATTAAGTTTACCAAGTACTTTAGTAAATACTTTACCTGATCCAGGAATTATAGTAGCAGCTTGAGCTACATCACTAGCTGCTAAAGCCATATTTCTATTATAGATATCTTTTAGATTATTTTTAGTATTGTACCTTAGTGTATCTAATTCACTATTACCAGTAGGTATATCATAAGCTAACATATCTTCAAATACTTCATCATTACTTCTATAATTTGAAGAATTCTTATCATTAGAGTATTCTACACCAGTAATACGACTTAGATTCTCTCTACCTATATCTGCTAAGCTATTGATATCTATATTGTTTTTATTAGCATATTCATAAACATTCTGTTTATAATTATTAGCTACTTCAGATAAAGACTCTCTATCTCTAGACCATATATTAGTACCTACTGTAGCTCCAGCTCCTATTAATGCCGCACCGCCAGCAATTAATGGAGAATAAGGACCAGTAGGAGATGCTGCAACCTATGCTGCTAGATAATTAGCAGCAGCAACAGCTGCAAAGTTAGCAGCTGTAGCCTATATAGACGAAAAAGAAGTACCTAATGCTCTAGGTACTTGATATGCCCAATTTTCTTGTTCTAGTTGTTTCCACTCATCGCTTATAGAGTATATACTATTAGTAAAATGTAATATATCTCTGCCTCTTTGAATATCTTCACCTAATTCTTTAGACTTCTGTTCTCTTTCAGAAATACCTTCATTAAGAGCTTGTAATCTTTCTTCTACAGTAGGTTGATATCCATACTGATTATAGTATTTGCTAGCTACTTTTTTGTATTCATCTAACATACTAGAGTAAGCATCAAAAGTAGCCTTGTACTAAGGATATAATTCATGAACCTTATCTGTATCTTTATCCAAGTAAGCTCTATTAAGCTGTTGATCTAACAGCTTCATTTCTTTCTCAGTTTCTAGAAAAACTTTCTGAAACTCTAATTCATCTTTTTCTTTATTATTCAATAGCATATCACCAGTAGGTCTATCTACCATATCCTATTGAATACCATTGATAAATGAGAATACCGGATCTGCTATATAGTTGGGTCCTTTTCCACTTTTAGTGGCACTAGCATCTTCAGTAGTTACAATCTTTTCCTACTTAGGAGTTTCTTCTAAAGAAGAAGTATTTAATGGCTTAGTTTGAGCCATATCAAATTCGTATTGTTCTTCAGAAGGATTGACTCCAGTTAAAGGATTAAATGTATAATCCTTTAACTCTTGAAGCCTACTTCTCATATTATCTTTACTACCCACAGTAAATGTTTGTTTCTTTGCCATATTATATTATTTATTGAAATCCAAAAGATTCATTTTGTACATCTGGATATAGCCCAGATGCTACTGATCCTGTTACATTCAGTTTAAGTGCTTGTTGATTTAAATATTCAGCGTTTAAATCATCTCCAGATGTTGGTACACTGTTACTTAAATTTAATACATAATATTTAATACCAGGTCTAACAGTTCTAGTAGTATTACTACTCCATTTCTTAGCTATTTGTTCTCCTAATTCAGATCTTTCACCAGAAGTTTTCCCAGATAAATTAGATGTTTCACTTTCTGATATAGATTGTTTAGAAGTTTGTATTGTAGCTCCAGCTTTTTTCATATCATCTTCAGTAAGACCAGCATTCTTAATATCATCTTCGGATATAGCTACTTTAATTCTTTGCAAATTAGCTGTGCTTGGCTAACCGTCCTTAACAACTGGAATAGTTATCATATTGTCATTGTTAAGTAATATCATATTATTAAATTTGCCACCTTTCAAAGCATTTATTACTTTATTACGATTAGGATCTACTGCTTCAAATCCAGCTATTTCTGATACTACTCTAGACATTAAATTCAAATTCTCTCCACCAGATATAACTTTGCGTCTACCTAAAGGAGTACTTTGTTCATTTTCTGTAATTCCCTGTATGGTACTACTCAATAGATCATTTAATTTAGAGTTACGAACCGTATATCCAAAGTTATTGAATATATCATTAACGGCATAATCTATATCTGTATTTGTAATTTGTAATTTTCCATCCTTCTCTGTACCATACTTTTTCATAATATCTCTGAACATATTATAAGGAGTAGCACTATCTGCAAGTGATCTGAGTTGTTTACTAGCCACTTCTCTAATAACTGGATCATTGCTATTAACATCGTTTCTTAGCTTCTCATAATTAGGATTATTAGATAAGTAATAGTTTCTGGCATTATTAAATTTCTACAACCCAGTATATTCCAAAGAATCGGTTAAATACCAAGGACCGTTATTAACTGTGTCTTGACCAGTTCTAGCGGCTCTTAATCTATTACTATATTCTAGTTTAGCAAATTCATTTGCCTCCCTGTCTTCATATGCAAACTCTCTACCTGCTCTATAAATTCTATCTGTAAATAAAGCTCTAGCTTGATCAGGAGTAAATCCCTATCTTACTAAAGTATTTATATGCATTTGAGCTTCTGGAGTATTATATATTGCAGATATATTCTTAGCTATCTGCTCATCCGTTCTATCAGTAGATACACCAGAATAATCATAACTACCATCAGATCTAATATACCCAGCTTTTAAATTATCAACATAAGGCTTTACTAAGTCTACTTCTGACTTATAAGCTAATGGAGCAACGTCATTAAATACTCCACTATCTAAAGTATTATAATTAGTAAAGTCAACATCGTGCCACATAGGATTATACTTACCAGATAGCATAAGTTGTTGATTTACTTTCTATCTCTAAAGTAATCCTTCTCTACTCTATTGTAACTAACTTAGTTCGTTATAAGGTCTGGTATTAATAAACGATTGTATTAAAGATCTACCTTCTGCTGTTTTAATCAAATCTGGATTAGCTGCTAATTTATTTACTACATCTTGTCCAGCTCCAACTGTTAAATCATACCATCTCTTAGTGTCTACTGCTGATGGTGATCTAAACTCTGACCACTTAGTAAACTGATTACCTAAATCCTAATAAGCTTTATCTACTCTTTCGTTATTTGCTTTACCTATAGCATATAACTATTCAAATGGTATTGGTGTATACTAACTAATATACTCACTTTCTATTGGTTTATCAAATCTATTCGTTGCCATTATCTTTTCAAATTATTATATAATTTAGTTAATTGATCTGATGTCATACCATATTCCAAATAAGGTAACATAGCTTCTAGTACAGCAGAGTCTCTTTTAGTTAAACGTTTATCTCTACTTATCTACTATATTCTTGCAGATAAATCACCAAATCCTTTTCTACGAATATTTCTAGTAGCTGCATCATTCTAAGCTTGTTCTACAGAAGCTAAATGTCTAGCATTAGCATACTGTTGCCCCCATTGATTAGCTATTTGAGCATTGTTAAATGCCATTTGATTTTCAGCATTGTTCTTAGTAGCATAAGCATTAGCGATAGCTTTGTTCCTATTAACTGCTGACTGTAAACCAAATGCCATATTGGCTCCAGTGTTAGGATTAATATTAGCCATATTGTATCTAGCAATTCTATCACTTAGTGTAGCTTCTCTAAGTATAGGATCTATATTATAATTAGTAGGACCATATACTGGATCATAAGTATATGTTTCTACTCTTTCAGGACTACCTGAGAATATGTTACCAATAGGTCCAGCTAATGCAGCTATGTTATCTATTAGATCTAACCAGTTATTATCACTTGGAGTTTTTGGCTTTTTACTATTTGTACTATATATATTACCTACTGGAAGTTGCCCAGGATTACCAGTATAGTTAAAGTATTTACTACTTCTAGCATTAGCAGTATCTACATTACCAATAGGAGCATTAATGTTATAAGGAATACCTAATCTACTTGCTACTTCAGATGATGGTATATGTCTAGGTCCACTACTTTGATTAGATCTACTATCTACATATGCTTGACCAATCTTATGCCAGTCACCATACTTTCTATCTGTCATTAAAGATCTAGCTTGTTCTACTGTAGGTATAACTCCTTTATTCTTACCTAAGTAAGTAGACATGTCTCCGTATTTACCGCTATAGATATCTTTTACATCTTGATCTGTAATACTATTAACCCAGTTTAAGTAATCTTGTGTATAATTATTTTTATCTGGATCCCAGTATTTAAAGTCAGTCATATTTTGATTATATCCATATGGTTTAATACCTCTAGTACCATCTGCATAAGCAGCTGCGTTCTTCTTTATTTTTTTACTTTTCAAAGCTTCTTGCTAATCTAATAATGCTTGATAAGCTATCTGATTATTTCTCTCATTTAGCATCTAACTATTTTCAGCATATATATTATTAGCCTTTTTGTTGCTTTTCTTCATTAATTTCTTTCCCATTTCTGCAAATGTTTTATTTGTTCCTGGAACTTTAATCTTATCACTTAATACTTGAGTTCCAACAGGTACATTTAATAAATTAGAATCTGTAGGTTTACCTTCTTCTGGTATAGAACCTATAGTTCCATCTGGTGTTCTCAGCATTTCACCATCATCTAAGTAAGCCATAGTAGATGGTACTACACCACCTTTAGATAAACTTAATTCATTGTATCCATTTTCTTGATAGTAATCAGCTGCTACCTATTCAGACATTTGTCTGGCTTGAATACCGTTTTTAATTCTACCAGCTTTGTTACGTATATAACTTTTACTGTGACCGAATAGACCAGCTATTCCTGATGGTAATTCATATTCACCAGTCTGTTCATTAACAGAACCGCCAGAACCTATACTTGAAGTAATACCACCAATAGCTCCACCTATTACTGCTCCCCAAGGTCCACCAATAGAAGCGCCCATTGCAGCCCCAGATCCTATTCCACCTATTACACCAGCTGCTGTAGGTTTCTTTCCACTAGTAGCATTACCTATCATACTACCTACAGCACCAACTCCTTGTGTAACTACATTCGCTTTATCTACTCCACTCATATTACCCCAGTTTGAAATAGCATCAGCACCGAAAGCATATTGAGGAATTCTTTTTAATTTCTTAGTTTTCATATTATAACATTGAATATCTATAAGTTGTTTTAACATAAGGAAGCTTAAATTCTCTGTTATCATTACAATCTAATGTATAATTACAGATTAAGTATTTTCCTCTCATTCTTCCAGCATAAGACATATTAGTCTATTGTTGCTACCCCGGATTATTTTGTTTCTCTCTACTTATTGGGAATCTAAATGTATCTTCTCTCTATTCTATCTATTTCCAATCAATAGGTTCTGTTTCCTAATTCTTAGTATTAAAGTGTATATCAGATATTAACGTAGGCTTAGTTTCATCTCCAATGTCTACAAATTCAGCAGAGAACCATTGATTATCGAATACTTTAGTATATGCTATATCTTTATTAACTACAAATCTAACATAAGATATTTTTTCTTCTTTAGTAGTACTATTAACATCATACATATTATGTAAGTAATAACAATTATTGTTTTTAATAGTAACTAATCTAGTAGAGAATGGGAAGAACCAGTTTGGATTATGAGTATAAAAAGAAGTAAATACATTTAGTTGTTCATTAAATATTAAACATCTGTCATATATTCTAAACCATACTTCATTATATTTCTTATCATAGAACGATACTGGATTCTTTCTAGCATTATCTGGTAATCTATTTAAATACGTCTATACTTGTTTTACTTTAGATAACTCATTAAAGTCATTGCTAAGTGAGCATATAACATTTTTATCTAAGTCATACCAATACAAAGTAGTTTCAGAATTAGTAATACTCTTATCATTAATAATACTATCTCCATTTAAAGTAACTAAGTAATCGTATCTAGTAAGAATACCACCAGTACCTAATGTTAAAGCTCCAGCGTTATTATCAGTAATCAAAGACCTATCGTTAACAGATGCTATACCTACAGCACTATCCTAGAAGAAATATAATTTGTTCTTAAATACTTTAAGATTAGTAACTGGTCCATATGTACTATCTGTGTCTAAATAGTTAGCAAATTTAAATTTAGTCCAACTATCTGTTTGTTCATTGTTTGTTTTTAACTCTGAACAAGTAATTCTATTCATGCTTTTAACATCATCTTCAGCATATATAGATTTCTGTATATAATTCTTACTAGTACTAGTATTAGAGTAAGCAGCATTATATACATACATTGGAGTTTTCTAAGTATATAGAGTGTTCATCTATCCTGGATCTGTAAGGAAGTAAACATTAGCTTCACCAGTTTGACCATCTCCAGATGATTCTACTATATCTTGAGAGTAATGTTCATCATTTCTATAGTACAGGTTTATACTAGATTCTAGTGGAATGTAAGCGCCAACATATCTCTTAAAACCATTTCTATCATCAGGGTCATTTCTAGTAAATAGCATAGTATGGGTATAGTCCAATACTCCTAAATATGTATCACCACCAAAACACATTGCTTTATCGTATCCTTCCCAAGATGTTTTAACATAAGTATTAGTACTGTTATATATAGAATAGCTTCTACTCATAAAAGTGTTACCACCGTACTGTGTAGTGTTTTTCTTTATGTTAACAAACAATACAGCGTTGTGTCTATATTTCCTTAATAAAGGAGTGGTACGAATTCCAGTATAATTACCAGAGTATACATCTGGAGCACTAATAGCTAAACATACTCCATGAGGACCAAGTGCTTCTCTAGAACCAATACTATAGTTTATAAAACCAAATCTATCTATGTAATCTACTATTTGTTTAGCATCAAATGCTTCTTGATATGGAGATATGTTAGTTGGCTTAGTTACATCTTTTATGGGGAAAGATTGACGCAAATTAGAATTATCTTTATGAGCATAATTCTTACCAAAGAATTGATAGTATTTACATATACCACCGCTTACCATATCACCATCTTGTTCATAACCATCGAATACTCCCTAAGAAGCACTAGGTTTATTACCAGTATGTTCAGAATATTCTACAGGTCCACCAAATGGATTTTGTACATTATTAGTACTTTTTCCTAGTACTTTGGTAAACGGTATACCTAATCTATAATGCCTATTGTTAGCGTCATTACAGTATGTAGCAGAGTGTGCACAATATAATGGCACGATACTCATACCACTAGTAACAATCTGATCTGATTTCTCTTTATTAAAACATATATCAGCTGTCACTAAATCAAATATACCATATGTATCAAAAGGATTCTAATCCTAAGCATCTTGTTGTACAAATAGATTCTTACTTGAATTATAGAACCCTTGTACAAATTCTGGAGCTACGCCTTCTTTAAAAGTAGGCATAATAGTAGGTCTTCTATCTATGCTACCTAAAGAGTATTCTGCTCTATAATCTTCAGTATTATTGTACCATCCGTTGAATCTAATAGTTCTGTTTAGCAATCCCTAAGTAACTATTGTTCTATCTGCTAATGTTCTATCACATCTTACTATTTCATAGGCTACTACATCAGTAGGAAGATTATTCACATAGAACATTATACCAAGTGGATGAGATACTAATTCGTAATTACCAGATCCGTCTACAGTTCCGCCAAAAGTAAAAGGTTCATAACCTTCAACATCAGCAGAAGGGAATCTAATATCTCCAATCCAGTGTACAGGTGAAGGTATATTCTTATTATTATACAATATTATACCATACCTATATACTTCATCTCTTTGATGGCTTAAGAAATTAGATACGTAATAAGGGTCACAATAGTTTCTTATTCTAGATTTGCCATCACTATTAAATGTGTATACTAATTCTTTTGTTTCAGGACATACTAATCTAATAGTATTATAAGATTTCTTAGATGAAGATAAACTCATACTATAAGGTAAGAACTTATCACCTTCATCATCAACTACTGGAGTATTGTCAGACTCTATTAAATCTGTTATAATAAATCTATAACTAATATTTAAACCTCTACCACCTCTAATAATTCCATTATCATCATATCCAAATGCATATTCATCTGTTGAATTATTAGGATATACCATTGAACTATTCATTGGGTTTATACAATCGTGTTCTTCTGGTATAATTAAATCTGTTTCTGGACTAGTTAGTTCTTGAAAAGTAGTAGTAATATCTTGATTACTTATACTAGAGTTTAATTTAATAATACCGTTGCTATTACATCTATATGCTCTAGCGTCATAATCTACATCCCAAGTTAATTCCTACACATTAGAAGCGAACAATCTATTATCCATCTTTGCTATACTTTTAGCATTAAATTCAAATGGGACAAGATCGTTAAATTCTTCTATACTTAATTCGTTAACATAACTACTACCAACATCATTGTAATTAAATGTTATTACATTATCTTCAGATTTAGGTAAGTCTAATTCATTAATTACATATATCTTAGGAGTCTGAGTATTGCTAGTATACTGAATACTAATGATTCTTATTTTTTCAAATCTACCATCATTAAACAAAGTAGCTTGTAACATACAACCTTTATCTGTACTCTCACCTTGTCTATCACCTTTAAATGTTTTAGATGAATTTGAATTACTAGATGATATAGGTATCATAGGACTTAATGAAGAAGTAGATGTTTCTCCGCCATGTACACTGAATAACTGATAACAATATTGTATCATACTAGCTGGTAAATTACCAGATGTCAATTCAATAAACTTAAACGGTGCAATAGTAGAACTAGGTAATAGGTCAAAGTAAGTATCATCTTCTATGTGATTAGTTTTATCTGTCTTATATTGAGCAGATATATTAATGCATTTAATAGAAGAAGTTCCATCAGATATATATATCTTGCTTACTTTATCTGACTCATAATTAGTAACGATAGCTACTTTATTAACTAGATTCATAACAGCAGATACTACTAAAGTCCAAGTAGGTTTAATACTGTTGAAATCAGTTATAGCCCATACGTTATTAATATAAGTTCCTTCATACAATTCCATAGTAACTACTATACCACATTCTTCTACTATCTTCTTAGTAGAATTGTACCACCTAGTTACTGCTGTACCAAGTATATTTTCAGATGCTTCAATACCACCTTCGTACTATCTTACATCTTCTATATTCTATAGAATACCTGTAGTACCAGCATTATCTGTAAGTAGTCGAATATTCTCAGCCCATCTATACTAGTTATCAGCTAGCATAGTAATATCACTGTCGATATTCATACCACCAATGAATGTATTTACTTGGCTATTTATCTCCATAATCTATTATAATTCTAATTATAAATTTCTTGTCTATCACCAGTAGTACTAAAGAAAGTATGTTCTTCATCCATCTCTGGAACTAATGTATTCCACGTATACTTAATATTAGTCAATTCATCTTGATTAGGCATCAAAGATTCAGCATATGCTTGCTTTCTATAGAAGTTATAAGAGTTCTTAGCATCTATCCACAACTATCTGTGTACTTCTCCTTTTATATACTTAATATAAAGTATTTTCTATGCACAGTACCAGAAGCAAGCTTCAAAGTAAGACTATACATCTGGCATCATTGGCATACCATCTTCATCAGTATAGATAGCGTGGTATGAGATTTTCGCATATCCTTCTGGAACGTTTGAGATGAGATATCCTGGTTTAACATCATATTGTGGCGTATAACTGAAATTAGTACCATTAAAACTAGTGTGCTGTAATCTACCATTTTTGCTACAAACTGTATAATTATTAATTAATGCACTAAGCGTCTATCTAGTATTAGTATCTTTATTAAGTATTTCTAATGCGTCTTTATCTTTAGTAATATTGTGAAGGTTCTTTACTAATGGTATTAATACATCATCGTGTATAATCATATTACAACAATCACAGTTATCTTTCTTATCATATACACTGAATGTGCCTGTACTCTTCTTCATAGGTATCCAGCCACCACAATCGCATGTAGAGTAAGCTACACTATTCAATCTTTCTAAGTCACATGGTAACTTAGCCTAATAACCATTGATAGGTATTACTTCTACTTTATGATCTAGTTGATTAACAGAACCTATATTCATTAAACTTTCACCTATCCATTGTTTGATGTCAGTAATAGGTATTTCAGTTTCATTTAAACCTAAGTCCGCGATTACTTTAGCAATCACGGCTTTACTACTTGTCATTTTATATATCATGGCTGCTATTCGTAATCGTGAATATTCTATTTAATTATTTGTGCTAAATGCCTTTTATTTGCTCTAGTAAGTACAATCTAATACTTACTTTTGTTAGACACTAGCATGTCCTATTTATTCCAGTAAAGTCTATACTTATAGAATCCTGAGTGTTCGTTAAGTAAATAAGTAAGTTTACCTAATTCTTTTGTAGCTTTATAATCTATTCTAAGACTTCTACCATCTAAATGTTTAGGTTGTTTCTTTACTATTTGAATACTACCCATTCTATAAGGTAATTTAACTTCTTTACTTTCTTCCAGTAACTAATCTCTCAAATGATAAAAGTAATCTGTTACTATCTTTCTATAAGTAGTATAATCTATATCATATACTGTATCTGGTTCTATACTGCTTAAGTAGTGGTTGTAGAATGAAGGTATAGTATAAGAAACAGTTTTGTTAGCTGATTTATTTAATTCATTCATCGTCTTATACTTCTATTAACATTCTAATTCATTACATTCTAAGTATCATCTTTACTATCATTAGTAGTGTCAGATACTTGCTATCTCATAGTTAAGAAATCTTTAGTAAATATTAACTACTTAACTGTACCCCACATATAAGCTGGTAATGGATATTCATCCTTATCTGGATCATAACACAGTTTGTCTTCAGTAGGATCTTCAGCAATTATTTCTACATCAATATATTCTAGTTGATTAGCATCACCTTCTACATATATTCTATTACCTTTAACATATGCAATATAATCTTTACAGGTATACTTTCTATATCTCTAGAATTTCATTTTAGTTTCAGAACCTAATTGAATAATATTACCATAGGCATCTTTTACTGTTATTACTGAAGTAGTAAGTTTAGTACCAAGTAAAGTAGGTAATTCTTTATCTCCTTGGTATTCTGCATGACCTGGGTCTTCTTCTATTTTATCCAAATGCATGCGTATAGTCTAATAGAAGATCTAGTCTAATTGCTCTCCCTTATCTAACTTCTGTTTTAATAAGTAAGCTCGATAAGTTTTAATCCACAATTCTATCTAGTACCTACTGAGTTTTTCACTCTCAGTAATCTAGTTATTTCTAGCTTCTAATAGAACATCATCAATGAGCTCATTTAATGTCATATCTATATATTTAAATTATAATTATAATAGTATTTAAACGCATTTTAAGGCTACCTGTGCTATTTTAATATATTTAGGTTACATTAGTGAAGTATAACTAATAGCTGTTTCTATAAGTACATATAATAAAAAAGGTAGACTTTTTAGTCTACCTTAAATATCTTTTATTTCATCTATGGAGCTGGTACATTAGGCATAGGTGGCATTGGTGGTTTTGGGAACCCTCCCATAAACATCTTCTTAGCATCTTCTATCATCTTCCTAATATCAGCTACATCATTCTTTAAATCATTTATTTCTTTACTATTATCAACAGTATTAGTTACTGTAGGAATTTCTACTTGCGCTTCTAGTTGATCTAGAATATCTTTACACTTCTCCATTTCTTCATCGTACTTACTTGCTGCTTCTTTTTTAGCTTTGAATTCGTTGTAGTTCTATCTAACCATATTAGCTATTTCTTCTTTGTTGGTAGCAACAGTAAGTCCTATAGAAGTATCGTTGATTATTGAACGTTCAGCTGGTACTGATAGTTTCTTAGATTCTCCATTACAACTAATAAATACATCGACTAATTTACGTCTGTTCTATCCTGGTATTGGAAACTAACCTTGCGGCAAAGCTTCATCATAAGGATTTGAAACCTAGGTAATAGAACCAAGACTATAAACAGTAGTCTTTTTAAAAGTTCCTAGAACTTCCAATACGTGCACGTGATCTCCTATTTTTAATTGACTAAATAACATAATTGAATTGGTTTTAGTAGGGCTACCTTTTACGGTAGCCCTAAGTTTTTATTAAGCAGCAGCTGGTGCTACAATATGATTTACAGTCTGAAATACTCCAGTACGTTTATCATAGTATATTAGATATTTATTACCCGTTGAAATTTCTTCTGTTGGCATCTAATCACCAGAACCGTTTAGTAATGCTTTACCACTATTAGTATTTACACTAGTCGGATTAGATGATACCTAACTAGAACTAACAGAAGTAGCTACAGATACTAATGATCCTTCTGTTGCACCAGTAGCGGTATGGTTAATATTTAACAATATTAAACCTCTGCATGGTAATTGTCTCCATTGAAATGGACATATTCCATAAGTAACAGTATTGTTAGTAGTATCTACATTAGAGAATATAGTATCTAATGTTGGTATACCACCTTGATCAATACGTCTTACACGATAAGGGTTAAAGAAAGGATTAAACATAATTACCTCCTTTCTTATTAGCAACTACAACCGCAACCGTCGTTATATCCGTATCCGTAACCAGTGAATCCACCGTTACATCCGAATGGGTTACAAGTTAAGTAAGCAGGTACTGGACACGGACGCAACTGATTTACTATATTAGCAGTTTGAGCAGATTGAGACAGACCTAATTCAAGAGCTGACTTCTCAGCACGCAATGTGTCAATCTTATTCTGCATTTCACGCATTTCAAGTTGACAGAATTTATCGTTAATCATTTGAGTCTGCGCATCTATCTTAGCACCAATTACATTAAACTTACTAGCATTATCTGTCATTAAGTTATTGAAACCACCAGTGATTGCATTCTGCAAAGTATTAGTTTGCTGACAGATAGACAGTCTATTGTCTGCATTCATTTGAGTCAAGTTCAAATTAACAGAGTCAATTGAACGTTGAGTCTGGCAGCAGCAGTTAGCTAATTGAGAAGCCAAGTTAGCATTACCAGAAGTAATAGCATTAATTACTTCACAGCTAGCTAATTTAGTATCACAAGCAATCTGACTTACGCTAGTATTAATAGTATTTAAAGCTGTCTGTACAGCGTTAATATCACAACTCAAAGTATTAGACAAAGTGCTTATTGCATCTTTGTTACCTTGAATAGCCTGCATTAACAGACTTGTATTAGTATCAGTATTTAACTGAGAAGCAAGACGACTAGCATCATCACTACCTCTACCAAAACCGTTACCTCCAAAACCGCCCCAGCAGAAGAAGATTAGGATGATCCAAATCCACCACCAACCGCCGTTTCCACCGAAACCGCCGTTGTTCATCATAGCCATAAGAGCAGCAGGGTCCATATTACCTTTGTTTGCATTCTGCAAAAGTGCAGCTACACCTGGATCTATACCAGCGTTTTGTACTAAAATTTTTTCAGGTTCGTACATAGTTCTCATAAATTTTGATTAAATTAATATCTTGATATTCTTCTTTCATACATAGGTTCATATCTATGCATTCTTTCCTCTTCACGTTCACGATCTAAATATTCATCGTCTTCGTCATAGTCATAACCGTAGCGAGTCATTCTTCCTCCTCTACCTCTTCCACGTCCTCTACCACCACGAGCGTAACGATACTCATGCTCTTCATCTTCATCGTCTTCAAGCATTAACATCGTCTTAGCTTCTTTGCGCAATTTATCACACATAATATAGCAATAGTAATACCACATCTTTCCTTCTTCTATGTCTTTATCATTCAACCAAGCTTTTGCTAGTTCTACAAAGTACTTAATGTGATCACTGCTTGTCATAGTAACAACTGCACGATAATAGTCTGAACGTATCATATTGAGAGCAACGTACCAATCATACTTGTTGTATTTCTCACCTTTCAGATTGATTCCGTACTGGTTAGCGATTGAAGTAGTTTCTTCTAAACTCCAATGTTCTCCACGAGAGCCATCTTCGTTTTCCATCTTTGAGACTGCTTTTAGTGCACATTCTTCATTAAAGTGTGGACCATACATAGTCTCATGACGCTCTATTTTCAGTCTTTCTCTCATTGCATTAATTGATTTAATTATTCGACTTATAAAGTTCATTTTGATAAATCTATTATTCTAGTATTTTCTACATTGATTAACTTGTTACTGTTATCAATTTGGTACTTATAAATAGTTCGTTTTTTAAAATCAAAGTGAAGGAGTCGCTAGAACCAATTCTTATAATTACGCTTATATTCTTTTTTAGTATGAATAAATAGTGATTGTGTATTGCGAATGTCGATACTGTGTGTTAGGAGCGTATCTCTTTTATTTATTATGATTGATGTCAAATTGTTTGGTTTGATTTCCACTTTAAAGTCAGTTGATCTAACTACTATTGTAGTATCGTGTACTACTTTCTACTCCTATATCTGTATCTATTTCAACTCCTTCTCTTTGATTTTCAATTTCTTTACTGTAGCTTGTACTTCTTGTATCAAGCTATCTTTGGTTTCTTTAAATTCATCTAGAGTAAGCTATAGAACTCTATTATCATTCTTCTACTATGTTGCTAGCTATTCATAGTAAAGATAGTTATTAGTTACTCTATCTAGTTCTCTATTCTTCTTATCTAGCTAGTTATTCTAATAAAAACAAATGGCAGCGAGAATCATAATGATAATCACTGCCATTGCTTTGTAATTTCTTTTAAACCAACCGATAATGTTACTTGTTAATCTTTTTGCTAGACTTATCAGTATTGGTATCATTTGTAATAGTATTTTGTTCTTCTAAGATGTCTGTTATATCTACATCTAAATATTTTTCTGCTTTCGACTTTATAATCTTTGTGAAGAGTCTTGTAACTAATGAATTAGGTTTTAATGCTTTCCTAGATTCTAATAATGATATTATTTCTGCAAAACATACTGCTCCTGCTGCAACTTTAGCTAACACCAGATCAGCATATGTCATAAATATAAACTTATCTAATAACGTAAACCCAGCTATCATTACAGCTGCAAATCCTAGTTTCTCAATAGTAGACCAGAACTTACCAGATTCAAAGTAACTATTATTGGTTACTTGTCTACATACTTTATATCCATAGATTAAGTCTAATATTATGAATAGAAATGACACACCTATTAATGGTGCAGCTGGCGCTAGTATAGTCGCTATACCTGTTAGCCAACCTACTATAGATTGATATCCATTAGCAAATATACGTCTTGCAAGATTCATTATATATAAACTTCTACTCAACACAACTTAAAATAATTTTATCTGAAATAAAAATGCTAGTCAATATTTATTACTGCTAGCATATGTTAAAGTCTCTGCGATTATATAACTATAACGTACTCATTATTCGTATGTTCTATTTCCCTTACGTATATCCAAGTAATCTAATAGCTCTTTATGTTTAATGGTTTTATTAAGTAAAGAATAACAGTTAGCGTGTTTAAACCATCCTATATAGCTAGCCATTTTTCTTCTATAATATTTGTAGTTAGTACTCCTTTTATTTAGTTTAGCATTCTTCTTACAGTATCTTTTCTTTAATGCTTTTCTAACTAAAGTAAAGTTATGATATATTTTATATCCAACAAAATCTATACTTCTACTTTCTACTGGGAATACCTGATAATTATTCTTTAACTATAGTTTTAAATTATCTTTTAAATACTACTTTATATCTCTAAGTAATATCTGCAAAGACTCTTTATCTTTATAAAGTATTACTATATCATCTGCATATCTATAATAGTACTTTATATTTTTATTTTCTTTAACCCAACGATCAAAGTAAGATAGATACAAATTAGCAAAGAACTAAGATAAGTAATTACCAATAGGTACTCCATATGATGAATCTATTATCTCATCTAGTAACTATAATAGTTCCCTATCTGATACTTTTATTCTAATTATCTATTTTAATATATCATGATCTACTGAAGGATAAAACTTTCTAATATCTATTTTAAGACAGTATTTAGTATTCTCTCTATCTTTTAGATCATGCTATATCTACTTAAGAACTTTGTGAATTCCTCTTTTCTTGATACAACTATAAGTCTAAGGTATCATCTAATTAATCCACAAAGGTTCCATTATATTCATAATGGCGTGATGTACTATACGATCTGGAAAGTAAGGTAGTTTAAATATTATTCTTTCTTTAGGTTCATATAACTTAAAAGTAAAGTATTCAGAAGTTTTATAAGTATGATTGATTAACATATCTTGTATCTACTTACAAAATCCTTCTATATCTTCATCTACTTTTTTTACATCATCTCTGTGAGTTTTATTCTTTCTAGCATTGTGATGAGCTAGTTTTATATTTTCTAAATCTGTTATCTTCTAATATAAATTCTTAAATTTCTTCATAGTCTGAAATTACAAAGAGCTTTCGATATTTCACTACTAACCCTTAATAAATTATTTATATTTTTTACCAAGTGGTAAGGTCCTTCTCAGTAGTTGGCTATTATATGATAGACTGAAAATATTATGATACGCAATTTCATTGAACTGATATTAGCATTGGAATTACTAACCTCATTATTGGAATTAAGACTGAATAGACCTGCTTTGCTGCTATTGTCAGAGTTACTACTTTTTTTACTTAAAACTAATAATGCATACTCGTTCTAATTCTAGAGAAGCAACCTGTGGGTATTACTTAACTATACTGTATTGCATAATTAAGTCATTACTCCGCCCACGGGAGATATGTTAATCGAGAACCGATA